GCTTAGAGTTAAAAGAAATTATAATCCAGAAAAATGGAACATAATTGAGATACCGTTAAACCCTAGAGAAGCTGTAAAGATCTACCAACTTGATCAACTTTATAGATTCATTGAAGAAACTCAAGGATTAAAGTACGATTGGATAGGAATGATTCTATCTCAATTCGGACCTTATACCGTTAAAAACAAAAACAAATGGTACTGTTCTGAATGGATAGCCCACGCACTGCAATACTCTAGAATAGTCATGTGGCATGACATAAGTATTTACAATACACCCAACATGTCTCCTGGTAAGCTTTATGATATATTATCAAGCTACAAACCAGAACATTACAAATAACTTGAATTTAAAAGCCTTATTCTGCTAATAAGCACCTCTCAAAAGGAGGTGTAATATGAATAAATCTTTAAAAATTTTGGCAACTCTAGCAATTATATTTATAGTTGCTTATGGAGCTGCTTCCCTATTCATTGATTTGAACAGCTTTTTTAATTGATTTTTCTTTATAAATATTTCTAAGCTTTTCTATAAAAGGCGTCAATGCAGTACTTTTCCCATGAACACCCTTGGGTCCAAGATGACACTTCTTGCATAACGTGATACCATTACTTAGCAATAATGTATATTCTGGTACATAGTACTTAGAAACCATATGATGGGCATGAGTATGCCTTTTTGATTTACAGTTTCTACAAGTGTAAGAATCTCTAGTCCTTACTTGAATTGACCAATCTCTCAATAATCTCTGATCTGGAGAATTGAAAGACTTTTTTCTTTTCTTTTTCTTTCTTTTCCTTTTAACATATAAATTTCTTTTATATTTCTTCATCAAAGATAACCATTGCTGTAGACATAATGTATCATATTATAGACGTAATGCATTATACTAGCAGGATATATTGAACAAATCTAACAAGCAAGTAAGAACAATCATGCCAGCTAAAATGTTATTATTAAAGGCTTTAATATGGAGATTCTTCATAGCCATACCAACTGGTTTTGCTATAACTTATTTCTTTATTAGAGATATAAACACATCTATTCTCGCTTCAATCACTGGAAATATAATAGGAACTTTTCTTTATTTGCTTTATGATATGTTATGGTTTAAGATAGTTCCAAAACTTATACGGATCGATAATGATTCCGCAAACAACAGTAAGCAATGATAACTATTTATACAGACGGTTCATACAGAAAAAAAATAAGTGCAGCTTCTTCTGCAATGTTAGTAGTTTTTCCTGATGGAAAGCTATATACAGAGCACAAATACCTTGGAAATAAAACAAACAATTACGCAGAATTATTTGCTGTAAAAATGGCTTTATCTTGGTGTTTTAAGCAAAAACTTTTAAACGAACAAATACTTATTTGCTCTGACTCTACTTATGCCATTGGCATTTCCAGTGGTAAGATGACACCCAAAGCCAACAAAGAACTTGCAGAAGTAGCAAACCATTTATATGAATGTTTTTCTAACATAAAAATAGAATGGGTCAAAAGTCACTCGACAAACAAATACAATAAATTAGTAGATACCATTGCTAACATAGCGATAGATCAGCATCATAATATGACACAAGAATATTAAGAAAGACCAATACTCCAATGATTAGTTTTCGCGAGCTTGCGCTCGCGTTTTCTGTGGCATTAACGCCATAATACGTTTATAATTATATGGAGAAAATCAGATGAACTTTTTCACTGGTATCGGAAACGTCGGTCAGGACCCAGCACTTCGCAATACTCCCTCTGGCCGAGGAGTAACTAATTTCAATGTTGCTATTGATAGGCGCTTCTACCAAGGCGCTGGCGACACACGCCGACTTGTCCGTGAGACAGACTGGATTCCTGTTGTTGCTTGGGGACCTCTTGCAGAGGTTTGTGCCAAGTATCTTCAGAAGGGATCTAAGGTAAGTGTCGAAGGCAGCATCCGTCCTCGACAGTACGATGATTCCAATGGAGTTCGTCATAACACTTTCGAAGTTGTGGCATCCAAGGTACATTTCCTTGACAAGATCAAGGGTAACGATATGTCTGACAGCATGCCTTCTACCGAAGGCGTTCCTACCGAAGGGTAGTCGTCAAAGACACAAATATTAGGGGCGCGAGCATCATTGCTCGTGCCCCTTTTTTTAGGTAAAAAAATGGAAGATGAAAAATATAAAGAAAGACTAGAAGCCCTAAGCGCTGACAAACTAACTATTGACCAGCTCATTAATGCAATGCTTGTTTTCTGTAAAGAAGCAAGCCTAAAGCATCCCAAAAAAACTTTTGAAGCAATCACTATGGCTCTCTCGAATGGAATATTCGAAGCAGATAGCTACAAATCTTTAGGATATGAAGAAATGGCTATCGTTTTCGGAATGGCATTCAGACTAATAGAAGCCAGAATTGGTGAACAAGAAAAACTTGATACAGATACCATGATTATGATACATAATAGTGGAGATGATGAGGTTTATCACTAATGTCTATTCAGTCCCCAGAAGAATCTAAAAAAACAACGTCTCGTATAAAAGCGTTCCTTTGTGGAACAAAATCTATACTAGATGCTGTACTTGGCAAACTTATAAGTAGAAAACTACTTGCTTTCATAGTTGCCACAGTTCTTATTTCTAAACAAACTTTAGAATCTGGAGACTGGACATTGATTGCTTGCATGTACATTGGAGTACAAGGTGCAATCGATTTCTACAAAATCAGAAATGGAATCTCTGATTAAAACAACATTCGTTTGTAACGAGTGTTTTGGTTCCAAAGAGTATCCTTCTGCTTGGAGTAAAATCCACACTGAAGGCACACGAGTAAACCTTACTCAAGACAATCCAGACATATTTATCATTCACGAAGCTCCTTGTAACACTCGGCTGCTTCTAGAAATCCTTTGTACGCTAAATATAACTTCTAATATATACATATCTAGCATTATTAAACATGAAATTCCTGACCACAAGGAACCAACCATGTTGGAAATGATAAATTTAGGCAATGGAATTTGCAAAGAGATTATAGACTTAAGACCTAAGTCTATAATTTGCATTGGTGAAGCTGCTTCAGAATACATGATTTGGTTATCCGATAATCCTGATAGCTCTTCAAAGTCTACTTTTCTTTTACAAGAAAAAAGCAGAAATATAAACGAACAAGACAGAACCATTTGGGAGTGCCCTGTAATCTGTACATGGGAACCATCAAATGCCATTCAAAATAAAACCAAACTGTTAGAATTGAAGGAAAACTTTTTCAAAGCTCTTCAATTTGCAGAAGGAGGGACCCTATGAAAGGTGTACTATGAAGATTTTGCTTCTCATCCAGCAATGCAGGAGCAGCCACCTGGCGGATATAGGCATTTTGCTTTAGCTTCTATAAAAAAAGAAAAGTTTTTAGGTTGGAATAATCCAAAAACTAGTCCTAAAATAAACTATTTTAAGCAAAATGGGCATATTACCCATATGCATCATGCAGAAACCCATGCCATATACAAAGTTCCTAAAGCAAAAAGATCTAAAGTTCGAATATACATAGCAAGAATGTCACCTTTGGGTCGCTTTGCGAATAGCAAGCCTTGCCCAGGATGTATGTTTACTTTACTCTCTGAAGGTGTTAAGCTTAAAAATATATGGTATACAAATACTGAAGGTATTTGGACTAAAATGAACAAACTAGACTTAGGAGAATACTATGCTAACGAATCATGCCGACATTTCGGCAAAAAAAGAAAAAAATCTAAAAGATTTACGTAACAAGATTGCTGAATTAATTAAAGAGAATATTGAGTTAAAAACTCAAGTTTCAATTCTTTCTGACGAACTCTCAAAAATTAAAACTTCTGCAAGAAAAGTGTCAAAAGCTACAAATAAATCAACTATGAAAGCTGAAACTTCTAAAGAAGGTACAAATGGAAATATCTCAACTACTGATTAATACACTCGCTTTAATTGGTATACTGACTATTTCTACATTAATACAATTCAGCATAAAATATATTATACATTATATTAAACACAAAACTTTTCCTACCTCAATAGAGGAAGAAAAGATGTCTTTACTTAAGGAAGAAATTCTCTCCTTAAGAGAAACCATATCTCGCTTAGAAGATGAAAATACAGAAATGTCTAAAGCTCTTCTAAGAAGAATACAATAGGAAAAAAAATGAAATACAAAATAAAGCTAAGTTTCGAACACAATCCCATTGATGGTGTTGTAGAAACAGTTGAAGCTAATAATGTAGATGAAGCTCAAGAAATTGCTGTTTCTCTTGCTAGCTCTATCTATGAGACTGATTCAAATCTAGGAACCTGGATAATAGAAGAAGTCGAAGAATTAGTAGAAGTGGAGACCGCCAGTGCAAAAAGTACATATACCAGTTACAACACATTCGGCTATGATGAACTATCTGTTTCCTATAGCCCTTACATGGTATCTTTTTCTCAGAATGCTGATAATGATCCCACTTGGACTTGCATGGGCTATTCCACGTATAGCGATTTTAATGGCGACGGGTATATTTTCACGACTGGAGAAACAAGCGCATCAGGAGAGCCAGCAGAAACAGGATACTCTCCTTACCTGACAGCTTCAAACGAAAAAGAGCAAGAAGGTAGTTACACACCTTATGTTTCAGCAACAACTCCTGCTACTTCTAACGAAGGGCCAGGAATGGATGCTAATCAAATTGCTGGCTATGCAGCTGTATCTGCACCTGCAGACTTTAAAGCTTCATGCTCTTACCATAAGACTCTTCCTAACGGATACTTGCCTTATCGCTCTTCGTGGATTGTCGCAGTAAAACCTGGACAAACCTTAGTCGTCTAAAATTGTCAAATTTATACCCTTAAGACAGCTTGCACGACAACATCCCATATGTGTAAGATAATACTAAGTACTCATCAGAGGTGGTCACTGTGCATGAAATCCCTTTAACAATATTGTCAAAAGAAGAAGGTATTCCGATACCTAATAATCTTTTTAGATTTAGCCTTTCTCATGAAGCAGCTGCCAAGATGGAAACTGTTGAAGTAGAGCTTAGACCAGGTATAAAAGAAAAATTCTTTGCAATAGGTGTGTCTAACGATACATCTATTGCAATTGAACTATGTGCTTCTGAAGAAGAAAAAAAAGATAACCTGAATCCAATAGGTGTAATCTGTATACTAAAAGCTGAAAAAGTTAGAGATTTTGACACTTTGGTCAAAGCAAAAATAGTCTGCAGAACTCACTTGAGGCAGCTTGCTTTAAAAAGAGAATCCTACTGGATACCTTTTGAGAAGATTAAAGAAGAGATCCTTCCTGGAGAAGAAGAATTAGTTAACGACTTATCAATTCTTATAAATTATATAATTGCTAACGAAAACATTTTCTCTCCAACTCTAAAAGCAAAAGTCAAAACTACTGACGATCTAATTAAAATTGCTAACGTGATAGTCAGTGACATACCACTAGATCATGAAGATCGATTAGAGTATCTTCAATATCAAAGTAATTTAGAAAGAATCACTTTTGTAATAAGGCACTTATTTGTAATACTTGCCTCAATAAGAGCTGGTGACAATAATAGGAGTACAGCCACTATTAGGAGAAATATGACTCCCAGTGAAGCGGCCAGCATTATATACGCTGCCAATGCTGCTCACAACAACCCCTCTATTGAGAAGGAAACTAATTCATCTGTTTCCGCTCCAAAAGAAGTAAGGTCAAAAATAGAGAAGGAAAAGCAAAGACTCAAAGAGCTACCACCTTCTTCTCTTGAATATCAAACTATAAAAGAATACCTCGCTTGGCTTGAAGGCTTACCTTGGGGCAATTTTTCTTACAAAGAGCCAGATCTTAAAAAATTCATATCTATATTAAATAAATCACACTACGGTCTTGACCAAGTTAAAGAATGTATTCTCGAACACATGGTAATAGAGAAACTATCAGACAATAGTAGAGGGTCAGTGATATGCTTTTTAGGCCCACCAGGTACTGGTAAAACCAGTATAGCAAAATCTATAGCTGAAGCCACTAACAGAGAAATTATTAAAATTGCTCTTGGTGGAATGTCTGATGAAGCAGAATTAAGAGGTCACAGAAGAACTTATGTTGCATCTAGACCTGGTAGAATTATAGCTGGTTTAAAAAATTGTGGAACCTTTGACCCTATTGTACTACTCGACGAAGTAGACAAAATGGGGAATAGTAGAGGAGACCCTACAAGCGCTCTTCTTGAAATCTTAGATCCAGAACAAAATAATGAATTTATAGACAGATACATTGAGTCTCCAATAGACCTGTCTAAAGTTATGTTTATTTGTACTGCGAACTACGAAGAACAAATACCTCCAGCTCTAAAAGACAGATTTGAAATAATCTATTTTAGAGACTACGATTATGAAGAAAAGCTTGTTATTCTAGAAGAATTTTTAATTCCTGAAGTCAAAGCAGACTTTCATCTAGACAGCCATCCGATATCATTTTCTAGTGATACGCTTGCGCGCATCGCTTCTTTGGGAGGTATCAGAGATATAAAAAGAGGCGTTCAAAAACTACTAAGAAAAGCTGCAGTACAGATAGTCGTAAACGAACAAACTTCTGTTGAGATAACTCCAGAAGATGTAGAAAGCTTAAAAAAGAATAAAAACAAAACAAAAAATATTGGCTTTGGAGGCGATTAATGATCAAGCAGGTAAACTTATCGCAGATAAGAACAGTCCTAGCTAACAATATCGAATCAATTCATAAAAAATCTAAAGCTTCTAAAGAGATAGAGCACTTGAATCCACTCTATGCAGGTGGGTACCCAATGTCTCTTCTCTTTGCTCCTAGAGATAAAGGAGCTTTAGATGAAATTAATAGTTTGTATTACTCTGATTATGACATTTATTTCACTGATGAAGAAAAAGCACAAGAAGCAATAAGCATCTTATCAAAGATTTCTATTGCTGAAGCATACGTTACAGAAAATGCTACGACGTTACGCGTCAAGCATCCAGAACATGCTGAAAATAAATTTGAAGTTTTTCAAATTGTACACAAAGTCAATGGTGACGCAGAGTCTATTCTGCCAACATTTGACTTTGTCAATTGCGCTGTTGGCTTTGCGCCATTAAAAAATCAATTCTTTTTACACAAAGACGCTCCCCTTTTTCATAATGAAAGGATTCTAAACATATTGAATCCTTGGATGATAAAAGAAGCTCTAGAAGAAAAGAAAGAAATAAATGACAATATCATTATCCAATTACTTAGATTTAAAAAATACTGCTATAGATGGGGCTACAATTTAAGCGACAGTTCTTTTGACTTGCTTATTCAAGCTTATGAAGCATACCCCAATATTGTATTATCTTCTAATCAAGTAATTAGAGCTACTGGCGGTAGTTATTCCGGCCAGGAGTACTACGCATGGCGTAATCAGAATATATGGAAATCTGTTGCTAGACTAATGAAGTCTCATTCCAAATGGAGAGACTATAAAGATACGATTGGACAAATAGAGGCTGTAGATTCTCATAATGAGAATTTCAGAAATATACAACCAGACGCAAGTCAACTACCATTTTAGGAGAAAAAATGGCTTACACACCTTACAACTCTACTGACACTACTACCCAAACCACTAACACTCGCTTGAATTACTCAGATTTTTCAGGAGAAGGCATTTCTAATGTGCCGGGATACCTGTATTACATCGCTATGGGTGACGGAAATAGAGCTCTTCCAGGCTTTGTCTTTATCTCGCGAGAAGATGCTCGCACAGCTCGTCGATCACTCTCTACGGCCCATCCTGGATCAAAGTTCAGAATGTATAGAGTTTCTGTTAGTTCGGAAATTGAAAAGACTTCTTAAAATAAGTCTAGTTCTGAGATAGGGACCACAAGAACAAAGTTTTCTTGGGTTCCTATCTCATTAACTCTTATCGCAACAGTTATACCGACTAATTCACCTTTTGTATTAAATACTCCACCGCCACTAAAACCAGGCACACTGTAAGTATTTAATATATAAATTTTGCGACCATTAGCTTGTTCTACCCAAGCAAGAGTTCCTTTGACGACCATCGAGCTGTCTCCAAAGGCTCTACCTGCGGACCAAAGCTCATCCCCTATTGCAGGCTCTCTCCTTGAGATACGAGCCGCTCGAATTCCTTCTGGAAATTCTTCTACAAAGTAAGCAGCCCAATCCGTATCTAGCGAACTAGAAGAATCAGAAATATAATTACTAATTCCTCTTATGCATTCATCATAAAAAGAACAAATATCAACAGGAAAAGGCAACGCAGCAGCAACATGCTCTGCTGTCAAGATTGCTTTCTTTCCGTTTATTTGTACAGCAATACCAGTCCCTATTCCAACTCCAGGCATTGGAGTAGGTGACAACCAAACGCTAGATTTTAAAATTTTACTTGGTAACGGGCCTGTATTGATATCATAGTTCACGACAGGTGAACTGGCAGGTAAAAAACTTAGTGCTGAGCACAATGCAATTAATCTAAAATTACTCATAACAAATCTCTAGTACAATTAAAACGTATAATTACGCTATGTACTATCGTACTACACACACCTCACAAATGGAAAGTTAAAATGAAACTCATCTGTTTAAATCAAGATGAATGTGGTCATATAGAAAAGCTTGAGTACATGTCTGATGAAGAGATTTCTAATTTCTCTGTTCCAGAAAATTTGATTTGCAGCCTATGCTGCTCTTTAGCATTACTCTACACCGATGACCATAAGCCAATTTTTTATAGCAATGATCATGATTTTTTAAATGAATCAAATGCACTCATTGCTTTAATTCACAATTTGATAACCACACCTAAAGAAGGAGGCAGTGATGCCTGAATTAACAATCCAAGACCACGAAGGCTTGGAAGAAGCTCCAACGTCAGAAGAGAGTCAAGACGTTTTGGTTGAGCAAGATACAAACACCAATACGTCGATTGCTACAGATTGCTCTTTTGTTGTTGACAACAAAGCCTTTGCATACCTCAATGGAAATCGTCGCCCATATATGCAATTGTTTAGTCGCTATAACAGTCTTCTTCGCCACTTTGACGAGCGTAGAGATAATTACAGATATTATTACAATACTCACGAAAGCCTTCGTAACGAAATTGATGGTATAGCAGCTAGCTTTGATGACGAATCCAATCAGTTTCTTCCAGAAGTCTTGAAATTTCTCTCCAAGAACTCATGCGGTCCTATTTATTACTCTGGACCTTTAACAAACTTTACGTATGCTCATCATGGCAGCTTACAATCAACATACTCTTCTCACCTTATGGAAATTTCTTCAAGTAGAAATCTTGACCACTCAGTCTATAGCTCTCCAGATTATAGTTTTACAGAAGATGAGCGCTTTGTATTAATTGATCTTAATACAAAAATAAACGAAAAGAAAACTTACTATGTATCAGAATACAATACCTACACTATAGATGGAGAGAAAGTATATTCAAAGATACCTCTTGAAATAATAAACCATATGGGAAAAATCTTTGATTTCACTTCGTTAACATCTGCACCAAATTGCTCTGAATTTACTAGAACCTTTGCAAGAAAACAATCTGCTTCTAGTAGAAGTGATAAATTTCCTCAATGGAGAGGTCGTAGCTATTCGGTAGGAGAGATGTCAGACGTAGTATTTGCTGGACCAGAAACTATAATTCCTGGTACCTCAATTACATATGAGTCTGTATTAAGTTCTAACACTAGCATGATGAATATCAAAAACTTCTCTTCTGTATACAGAGGTTCAGGTGAAGTTCGTACTGACACTAGGTCAAGAAAAACTTCAGCACTTTTCTCTTCACCATGTTTTTTCTTATTTAAAATTAATTACAATATTCTAAATCAAAAAACTGGTGAAATTGAGAAAGCAACTTTTATCAATTCTATAGTTACTCTTCCAACTGAAAAAATCTTAAAATATAAAAGAGCTATTAACTTTATCCCTAGTTTCTTGAATAAGGTTTTCGCAGAAAAAGGAATCGGAATCATTGATCCAGAAGCTCATAGAAAAATGATTGCTGAAAAATTTGCTAATAACTTAGTTTATTGGGACAAGCTTTCTGAAATCTTTAGAGATCGATTAGAAAACCCAGATTTTGCAATGAGCAATGAAGATTTCAAAAGTAACAAACAAACAATTAATGACAATGATATTGATCATCTTTCAAAATATGCAATTGCTTTAAAAGATCCTAATATCGCTGAGTATGACAGAGCAAAAGAAGCTTATAAAAATGTAAAAGAATCTGTTAGGAAAGCCAAAAATGACATAAGTTCTTCTACTTCGACTCTAGATCATACTAAAACAAGAATAGAGAAGTATAAAGAACTAATTGAAGAGCTTGCAAAAGATCAAATCCACCTTGAAGGCAAAATAACTCAAGCTTCAACTACGGTTGAAGGCTATATGCCTGCGATTGAAGAACTTAGTTCCAAAATCAAAACACTTGAAAGTGCCAAAGAAGCTTCTTTTAAAAGAGTAATGGAAAGCGATAATTCTGAAACTGGATCTTTCATTAAGAATATGGCTGAATCTGGAATCATCATTACTAAAATTGATTATTGCATACCAGCAATCCACGAAATATCCACAAGATGGGGACTGGAAACTCAACTATCAGCTGCTTTTGCTAATGTTAATAAGTCAAATCCAGAAAATCCATGGATATTCTCTATTAAAGAATATCCCGAAATAGCACTTTATGCAAAAATGAAGAAAGAATTTCTTGTTGCAAAAGAAATAATTTTAGCTTTAAGAGATGAAGACACAGAAGGATCAGAAATAATTCAAGATATATCTAGCGAGTTATGGGAAAAGCTTCTTCTAGGATTCGTTCCAAAGATAGAATCAATCACCTTTCATACAAAAAAGCCAGTTATTATTAAAGTAGACTATGCATTAAAAGGCGAAGATTGTACCAAGCGAGTCGCTGGTCCATACGAAGTCAAAGTGCATTACGCTCCCGACAGAATAGACCGCTATGAAAATTGTTGGAGAAACAGTAGTCAAACTGTGAACATTAGACTATGTTCTACTGATGCCGTATTTGGTCATGATCCAAATAATAGACAAATTTGGACTCACCCACATACTTCTTCAAGAAGTTACTCTGATGTATCTTGGAATAATTTTAAATCTACTCTTTCGCTTTGGACTAGTGGTTGCCTTGGAGATATTTCACCGACAATAAACTCTGCTTATCAAGATGGAGATGTTAAGGTTGCAATATTTGCTGCAATGACTTGGGTAACTTCTGCTAACTCAGTTGATACTTGGGGCAGAAACCACACTAAGTTTCCGCTTCTTTCTGAAGTCACTCTAGAAAAAGTAACGGAAATCTCAGAAGAAGAAAAGATTAACGAACATCTTCTCTCAACTGAAGAAGGTATGGAGGATTCGATTTTAGATCTTATGGATACTCTTGATTTGCAACTCAGTACTGTAAACGTAGAAATACCAGAGCAACCAATTACAGAAGAACTTACTCAAGCTACACCAACTGCTGTAATAAGTGAACCACAAATTCTTCCAAATATTAGAAGAATTGAAAGGCAACGTTTGTCCAGAAATCCTGGATACGTTTCTTATGCGCAACTCACAACCCGAACCATCGAGGAAAACAATGAAGCCTAATGGTGAATTTAAAATCTTAAATAAAAAGATATACCTACAGATATCTTATGAAGACCTTTCTGCTATTAGACATATAGTCGACATAGCTCCAAAAGAAGCACAATGGTTTCATAGGCTTAAAAGAATCTCTGAAACAGAAGCTCATACTGTCTATAAAATATACGAAATGTATATCCCAGAACAATATTGTTCTGGAGCCGAAGTAGAATCTAATCCTGAGATGATGATCAAGTTCTATAGAGAACTAGTATCTGATCATGGAAATGACAAAGCTAACGACATACTCTCTGATCTAACTGTATGGTGCCATTCTCATCACAACATGGGCGTAAATCCATCAGGTCAAGACCAGAAGCAATTTAAAGAGCTTATTAAAAACGGTCAAGAATCGAAAGTCGATCTTCCCCAAGTAATGCTTATCTTTAATAAAAAAGATATGTTCTATTCTAAAATATGGGACCCCGAAACAGGAATCCTCTCTGAGAATGTTCCAATTCTTGTAGAGACTCCCAACTTTGATCATATTGATGAGCAAGCTAAAGCTAAATTTAAAAAGAAGCCAGCACCAAAGCGTACATTGTCACTTGGTGCAACCAAGAGCTATGGCAATCAAGGCTTTTTAGACTGGCCAGGCACATCTGGAGGTTACTTGTCACAAACTACGGCAGCCAATGCGAAGGCTGGACGTAGTAAAAAAAAAAGAAACAAACAAGCAAGCCTACGCCCCGTATCAAGTTCAAATAAAAAAGTAACTTCTAGAAAGATCACTCAATACCGTGACGAAGTAACAGAGCTTGCAGAAGACTGCATGATGAGCAACAACTGCGGAACTGCTGTAGACAGTCTTATGAAATGCTTAATGCAAATTTGTGACCTTAAAGAACTTTGCGTCATGGACTTGTTGCTTAATGGAACAGACTTTGAAATACAAGAATTAAAATTAACAACTTTATATTATGACGATGACGACTACATGGATTCTCAAATCAACATGCATGAATTGCTTATAGATGCAGTTCTGCCAGCGCCAATAATAAGCTTAGCTTTTGAAGTTGCAGTAGCTTTGCAAACTGCTGAGACAATAGATGAAGCTTCTGCTTTAATTGACTTTTGGCTAGACGCTTACGCGTCTGCTTTCGGTGGAATTTCAACTGAAACGGAGCTACCAGCTCTATAGGAGGCACTATGTCATCACCAAGCTTCCTTAGGCATGCCGGATGGTTCGGTCCCGAAGATGCTAAAACACTTAACATCGTCGGGGTCGGAGCAACCGGAAGTCATATAGGACTTTATGCAGCAAAAATGGGTTTTCATAATTTTCGCGTCTGGGACGCTGATATTGTAGAAAGCCATAATCTGCCAAATCAAATATACGATACTGAACACATAGGCATGAGAAAAGTAGACGCTTTTAAAGCAGTACTACAAAGATTCAATCCAGAAGTTAAGGTTGAAACTCATGACTACTTTTTTGATAGCTCTCATAAAGATTTATTAAATGGGCCGATGGTTCTTACAGTAGACACTATGTCTGCAAGAAAAGAATCTCTTTCCACTTTTAAACTAAACTACAAAGTTAACAATGTTTTTGAAACAAGACTTGGCTTTGACTTTGGAGAGCTAAACATTATTGACAATATGAATGTAAACGAAGCTGACTCATGGTTTTCTTGTTTAAGAAGTGATTCTGAACTTGAAGAAGGACCATGCAATCTTCGAATTTGTACAACACTAGTTTCAATGGTTTCGAGCTATACAGTGCATTGTATTTGCGCAATGCTATCTTCGCGAAGAAAAGGAACAAGTTGGGAGTATAGTAAAAAAACTCTTTTCAACTTGGATCCAAAGATAACCACTCACTCTATTTAGGAAAAAAAATGCGAAACATCACTCTCGTTCGTGTACCAGGCCCAGGTGCCTCATCCGTTCAGGTTGCCGAAGGCACCACACTTGCTCAGTTTGCAGCTGACAATAGCCTTAATGGCCGACAGCTTATTGTTGACGGCGAAGGTGTAGCCCCAACTGCTTGGGCTGCTACCACTCTTGATGGTGCTACAGAAGTATTCGCTACTGGCGCCGTTAAGGGCAACCAGTAACAATAAAAACTAGGCTTTAGCCAATGTTTAGGAGAACCCCGTTTGGGGTTCTCCTTTTTTATACCCAAGTGAAAAATGAAAGTACAAATAATAGGATTACCATGTTCGGGTAAAACAACTATAATAAAAAAATACCTATCAAAAAACTTAGATATCGATTATATTGATATAAGAAGTTTCAACGAACCCAACAAAAATTTTAAATATGTAAAAAAAATTAGAAAATCAACCTCACTACTAATAGCAGAATCTGCTTGTGGGGTTTCAATTCCAGGTACAGAAGTAGTAAGATTAGATATACCTAAAAAGGAACTCTTTACAAGAATGCTAGATAGAGATAATCAGTTAGACGAGGATTATTTATCGTTATTAGAGACTCAGATGATACCAGCTAAGTTCACCGTTAGGAGCGAATCTGCTCTGATTGGATTGCTTAATAATATTTTTTATGGAAAGTAAATATGACAACTTCTTCTCTTCCTAAGGTCCTACTGCCTCAAGAGATTTTTAATGCACTAAGTAGCACTGAAAATGTTTTTATACCAGATTTTAAACCTGGTGCTTCAATCAACTCTTTTTTTCTAGCTCAAAATGAGCTCGAACATAAAGAAATTTTTCTTTGCAAAGTAGTTGGAGAAAAAGAAGTTAGAAAGATTTATACACCACCCAATTTTAATTATTTTGGAATTGCATCCAAAGACGCAAGACAAGCAGCGTTTTTAAATACTCTCTCTGACGAAGAGATTAGAGTATCAGTTTGTCTCGGAGCAGCAGGGACAGGTAAGACAACTCTTGCTCTCGCCTATGCTCTAGAACAATTATTCAATGATAACAAAACTATATACTTATGCAAGCCTACACATCTTGTCGGAAGAAGCAAAACTTTCGGACCAGTTCCAGGTGATCAGCATGAAAAATACGCACCACACTTAGCTTCTTATGAAATCATCTTAAAGAAGCTAACAGGCTCTGAAGGCAGGTACATGTCCCTGCTCAGAGATAAAAAGAAAATACAGTTTGTTCCTGTAGAATACATGAGAGGTAACAATTACGAAGACGGAGTCTTCATATTAGATGAAGTTCAAAACTTTGATTGGCACGAACTAAAAACTTTAGTTTCTAGGATTGCAGAATCTACAAAACTCATTATAATAGGTGACCCTCAGCAAATTGATGCTCGCTTTCGTTATGAACAAAGTGGGCTTTATCAAATGATAAACTCATATGCTTTCAGGCAATCTGACTTTACGTCAGAAATAACGCTTGAAAAGCAATATCGAGGTAGAATACCTCAACTAGTTCACGACATAGATATGGAAATAAATAAAAATGAAGGAACAAGTACTAGAAGAAATTCTAAACAACATTGAAAGCGTAGATGACTTTCAAACAAAAATTGAAATATTAGCAAACATCTTCATACGAGTTGGCCTAGGTGCTATGGATGTACCAAAAGGCAAGCACTTCAATACAGAAAATGTTTTAAGCTTTGTAATGGATGACATAGAAAAAAACGGAGAACACACTGCTAACGCAGTTGTTCGACAAGGATTATTAATACTTACTTGGTTAAATAAGGAGAAACTATGAGACAATATCCCGGAGTATTTAGTATTTACAAGAAAAACGGAGCTGCCCAGTTCACAATCATTCCCCCCAGAGAAGGAGAGAATGGTCGTATTAAAAAGAACGGGGCTATTTTATTAGAAGCAGCTGCAGGAACAGGTGACAAAAGCTATAGTTGGTCAGATAAAGTTACATTTGCATTAGGAATGAATGATTTAAGTAATTTATTTTCCAACCCAGATGAACCGCCAAAACTTATACATCAAATGCCAGAATCCCCTATCGTTAAAACCTTGGAACTTACTCCAGGAAAAGATAGATACGCTGGTACTTTTATGTTAAAGCTTAGCGAAAGAAACAAGAGCAGAGATGAATCGAAGTATATTAACGTGCCAATATCGGCAGGTGAGTATACAGTTCTTCTTAGACTATTCATGTCTGCAGCACCACTAATCATAGGATGGAATTAATCAATATGGAAACTCCAAAAACCACATGGACAGTAACCACTAAAGAAGGCAAAGTAGATTTCGATTCGAACACTTTGCTTGAAGCGCTATTGGGCAGAGTAGTAAATGCACCAAAAGCAGATTTTGACGAACTTATTGTAAATTTTGGTAGATTTCTTCAAAGCAGAGATCTATTCGGAGATATGAAATTCAACCAACTCGTTGGCATGAGTTTCGCTCTCGGTTATTTCTACAGAGTCTTCCTTGAGAAGAATGACGTAGCAATACAGATAACAGACAATTCTAACGTTGAAGAACCATCAGGCGTAAATCAGGAAAATTCTATGGAGAAAAAAGATGAAATGGTTAGTGAATCTGATAGCATCCCCAATAGTGAGGAAAGCAGCAGCTCAGCTAGCTGAGTTTATAATTGAAGCAGCCGCAGAAGCAGTCAGTAGATGGCTTCTTGAAAATCAGCGGCAAAGTAATAAAAACAAGTTGACAAATAAGGAAAAAGATAATGTTCAGCTATTCAATCAGAATAAAAAGAGTAAAGAACCCGCGAGGCAAAATAATGGCCTTCGCATCGCTAATAATTGACGACGTATTAGAAGTCGACGGATTCAAAGTAATTGATGGATCTAAAGGTCTCTTCGTCTCAGCCCCTCAACATAAGGGCAAAGACAAAGAGGGTAACGATTCTTGGTTTGAAGATGTACGCTTCATCGGTGACGAAACAGTCAGAGATACAGTTAAAACTGAGATCTACCAGTCAATCATTACCGAGTTCAATAAGGGCCAAGGTACGGCATCAAGAGCCTCAGCTGCTCAGTCACACGTTGCTAAGAACGGAGGCACTAATGATGCCAACGCTCCAGCTTCTAACAATGACAACGACAGACGACCTCTCTGGTAAGAAGATAACATAAAGTGTAATTAGGCCCCCACCTTTTTAGGTGGGGGCTTTTTTATGCTTCAAAACCAAGGATAAAACCAATGACTATTGAGAACAAAAAAGAATACAAGTCTTTAGGAGACATGGTCTCTTCAATGCTCGACGATGCATTAGAAGAAGAGCAAGTTCCAACCGAAAGCTGGATGAAAGAAAACCTTTGGCAAAAAGGTAAAAACGGCGGCAAGGTTAAACACTTCCAAGGAAGGATTCTTTATCTTAAGAAAAACCAAATGCCAGGTAAGCTTGAAAACTGGCCCGACTATATAAAAAAACTCAAAGATAAGAAATATACTCACGTATGCATACCGCTATCTTGGGCAGGATCAACAGCTCATGAATTAATAAAGCTTAAAAGTAAATTGACTAAAGCAAGAAAGCTACTGTCTGGACCTATTGTAACAAGGAGAAGCCTATGAAAATTAATAGTATAATTGAAAGTTGGCTCTCCGCAGAAGATGCAAGCTCAAGAACAAATAATCTTTCTTGTGTTGGCTCTATGCTTTTTTCCTACTCTTTGCCTATTGCTAGATATGGCTGGTCAGATGATCAGCCTATAGTGTACAACTACACAGCCAAAGATAATGGACAGTTTGTAAGCGCTACAACAAGCAAGCATATCACCCAAGTATGGCAACATCTTATAAAAAATAACTATCAACCAATCATGGAGGATCCGCCATGTTGACAGAGGCAATAATTATGGATGACGAAAAAATCGATTCAGATGACAACGAACATGAAGTCAACGCAAACACTATTATAGAAGTAGTCAAAGAAGGTTCAGAAATTTATTCTGAAATTACTAGCTCTTTTGTAAAAGAATTTGTCTTTTACGACAAGACTCTTTACGAGTGGGCAACAGAGCTCATGATACAAATACCAAATGCTAGGACTCTTGACGAAGTAGTTTATAGAGACCTATTGATCAAGCTTGCCAACAATATTCAGCTTGCAAGCAACTACCATAGTGTAGCTTCATCTATGACTGATGCAATTACTGGTGGAAACTCAATTAAAAAGTCTGATGTCGTTAATGCAATAGTTATGAACTTTGGAAAAAGAGGCGCTAGACGCCCTGCAGCATCTGTCATCGAAAGAATGGCAGAAAGCTATATGTCTTCAACTGTATCCGCAAGGGTAGCAGCGAAGATAGTCAAAAACTTTTGGAAACAGCGGCTAGACACTCTACTTGAAGTAAGAAAAATTCTCGAACAGATAGGTATGAGCTTACATGTGGAGATGAAATGGACGAATCAATGAACGACATTTTTGTAAGAAACTTCTATCCAGATGCTGATGCAATCCATATCGAAGATAAAAACGATACATGGGGCATCACTATAGCTAGGAGTGAAGACGGCGAAGTATCCATAATAGTCGTGGACAAACTAGAACACACGCGTATGGATCTAACATTAGGCCAGGAAGGCTTTACACAAAAAACATAAACAATAAAACAAAAGAGAAACAAATGGATGAATTAATAGAAGAAACTATCTATCGCGTTGCTATGACTTGGACTTGTAAAGCCAATTTCTTAGTGAGTGCAATAGATGAAAAAACTGCATCAACACTCGTTTATGATGGGCATGTTACGCCTCAAGAAGTAATTGAAGACAACTACATCGTATACAAAGTAGATAAGGAGGAGAGATGTTAGACGGGCTAATACTAGGTATTCTCACCTGGCTTAGCTTTCTTTTCTCTTTCCTTCATTTTCCAACACTTATCAAAAGAATAATGTTAAAATATTTTTTATTAACTGACCTTATTAGTGTCATGTTAACTTTTTTCTTGTTAAGCGGTATATCTCACAGTATAACTTCTGTCATAGGCTCGATAACTTGTGGACTTCTAGTTAATCTGAGCCTAATGTTGAATCAAACATTAGGAGAAAATAATGAAAGACCTCCAGTTCAAGCTAAATGATGAAGAAAAAATTATTTTTACTAGAAACATCTTCTACGATATACAAGCACAAATCGACGTTCTTCTTACATGTTTAGAAGAACATTCTATAGAAGACTTCCAAACTATATTGAACAAAGCTATAAGTGAAGATAACCTCTCCATGCTTTGCTTTTTCGTTGGAATGAAAGAAAGAGATCTCTCTAGCTACTTTAATGAAATCAAATCTATAGATGAAGATTGATTCATAAGGAACTAGAATATGCTAGAAAACATATATTATCAAATTAAAAAAATCTTAAAAGATTTGTTATTTTCTGTAGGAAATCTTTTACTAACGATAGTATCTTATCTTTTGCAAATCAGTGCATTAATAATAATAGTATTAATTGCTATACTTATCGTAAATGCTGCTTTGCTAATAAAAATTATAACTTTAATTAAAACTAAAAATGAAAAACACATTTATGGAGAAGACACAAATGTACATAGCGAAATATTTTGAAGGAAGAAAAATAAGAACTTTTTCACTTAGTGATATTTTTATTGAATCCTATCAAAACAAACAACCTAATTGGGGGCCAGTAGGATACTTTACTTATAAAAGAACTTATGCGCGCCCCATATCCAAAGACCAAACAGAAGAATTTTGGCAGACCTGCAAAAGAGTCGTAGAAGGCGTGTACAATGTTCAGAAGCAACATACTAGAGCCATGGGGCTCCCTTGGGATGACCGAAAAGCCCAAGCTTCAGCTCAAGAAATGTTTGAAAGAATGTGGCAATTCAAGTTTACTCCCCCAGGCAGAGGTCTGTGGATGATGGGAACTGACGTAATTTACAAAAAAGGAGGCGCAGCTTTAAACAACTGCGCATTCGTTACTACTGAAAATATAGATATAGATTTTGCAGCACCCTTCTGCTTCTTAATGGACATGTCCATGTTTGGAGTTGGGGTTGGCTCAGATACTAGAGGAGCAGGCAAGGTCAAAATACAAGCACCAAAAACTACTACTGAGCCCTATATAGTTGAAGATTCTAGAGAAGGCTGGGTAGAATTACTCAGAACAATTCTTAATTCTTTTGTCGGAAAGGGTTCCCTTCCCTTAAACATTGATTATTCAAACGTCAGAGAGATGGGATCACCAATTAAAGGATTCGGAGGCGTAGCTTCTGGACCAGAACCATTGATAGAGCTTATTAACGGCACCATGCAGCTTCTTTCTCGAGCAGATGGAAAACCATACTACATATCTTCAACACAAATTGTTGATTTGCACAACATGGTTGGAGTTTGCGTAGTGTCTGGAGGAGTAAGAAGAACTGCGGAGATCATGTTTGGAGCTCACGACGACCAAGATTTTGCTAAGCTTAAAGACCCAACAGAATTAAATGCTTGGTCTGAAGAGCTTTCTGAACTTGAGAACAAGAGAAAGAAAATTAATACTGATAGCTCGAAGTCAAGAATAGAAGATCTTAAAGAACTTATCAATAGCCACCCTTTAAGAACTCATCGATGGGCAAGCAACAACTCTATCTTTGCTAACCTTGGCATGGACTATGAAGATGTTTCAAAATCTATAGCCAAAAATGGTGAACCTGGAGCAATCTGGTTAGAAAACATGAGGAATTATGGAAGAATGGTTGACCCCCCTTCTTTCAAAGATTATAGGGTTGCAGGATGCAACCCCTGTGCTGAGCAATCATTGGAAGATCATGAATTATGCTGCTTGGTGGAAACATTTCCAGCAAACCATGACTCATTCGAAGACTTTAAGCGAACGCTTAAGTTTGCATACCTTTACGCAAAAACAGTTACTTTAATTCCAACTCATAACCAGAAAACGAACCAAGTCATGATGAGAAATCGAAGAATTGGTTGCTCTATGAGTGGTATCCAGCAATCGAAAGGCAAGCTTGGCCGACGCAACTTCTTAAAATGGTGCGATCAGGGTTACGAATATATTCAAGACCTAGACGTTAAGTATTCAGAATGGCTTTGTGTTCCACGCTCAATAAAGACTACAAGCGTCAAGCCTTCTGGAACCGTGTCACTGCTTTGTGGAGCCACGCCGGGGATTCACTATGCTCATAGTGAATACTATATAAGAAATATTAGAGTTCAAGAAGGCTCTCCCCTTCTTGATGCAGCCAGAAATTCTGGATACCCTGTAGAAAAAGACTCTTACGCCAAGAGTAGCTGGGTTGTATCTTTTCCTGTTAAAGAAAAGAACTTTACTAAATCTAAAAAAGATGTTTCCATTTGGGAACAATTTTGTGATGCTTCAGATATGCAAAAGTATTGGGCTGACAATCAAGTCAGCGCAACAGTTACTTTTGCGCAAGAAGAGTCTAAGTATATTCAATCATGTCTTGAGATATTTGAAACTCAACTTAAATCTATCTCTTTACTGCCATTGACAGAACACGGCTATGCACAAGCCCCTTACATTACAATAACAAAGGAAGTATATGAAGCTTTATCAGCTAATATAACTCCATTAATTCTTGACAAATCTTATCACGAAGCAGAAGATAAATTCTGTGACGGAGATACATGCACGGTGAGTTTTAATAATGCTGATTAAATATTCAAATATTGCTGGCGATACCCTCCAGCCGGTTAGAGCCAATCCATCTGATGCTGGTTTAGACATCTTTTATAACGGACCTGATTGTGAAATCGCCCCAAGCGAAAACAGAATCATGGCTACCGGGATAAGAATGGAGATACCGCATGGCTATATGATACAAGTTTGCAACAGAGGAAGTATGGGTGCGACACGATCTTTGATCGTAGGAGCACACATAATTGACTCTGGCTATAGTGGAGAAATATTCATAGACCTACATAATGTGGGGACTGAAAATCAACACTTAAAATTTGGGTCAAAAATAGCTCAATTGGTTATGGTTCCTATTGTTTCATTTAGACTTATACAAGTTGAAGAAAATGAGTTATACTCTGATTGTATTACTATAAGTAATAGAGAACAGGGTTCATTAGGAAGCACAGGAGCTTGAACGTGATGGAAGATGCGTATGATTATAAAATGTTATTAAATGCTATATTACGACAAGCTATGGACGACTACGTAAAGCTTCAACATCCCAAGTTTAGAAAAAAGAAATATATGCAAGAAGCCTTTAACTCTGCAGTTGATATGTTTTTCGACTCAGAGTTTAGGCTCTTACATGTAAAGAACGATAACGGAGAATTCATGTCTTTAAAGGATATGGTCTCTTCAATACTCGACGACGATAGATTACAAATGGAAAAAATGAAAGAACACCTTGTTGTTGAAGCAAGAAGTTTTTGGGAAACCAAAATGGTTAATACCATCTATATACCAGATAGCTTCATATACGATGGTCACGTTTATTCTATCGAACATTCAGAAGAAGAAGACATAGAAATAGACTTCGACCTCAAAACTATCACCTTAAACAAAAATATAAAAAACTCTGAGAATCAACAAAGATTCGTAGAGTCTACCGTCAAGGTAGTATGCTATCATGAAGACTTGGCTATATCCCAAGCCAATTTAGACAAAATTGGAAAAGGAATTTTCAAGATGCTTAGAATAAATTCATGCTTTAGTGGGGACTAATATGCAACGATTGTGATGCTGGTCCCTGCCGAAAGATCTTCTGAGAAAACAAAAGAATCAACTAATAGCTGAGGGAAGTTTGAATTAGAATTCCAAGTATCGCTAATTCTAATTTGAGCGCCTTCATTATCTGAAAAGTTCCAAACATCTGTAGATGATCTCAAATTTCTCTCAAGAGAATTCAAGACAACAATTATCTCGGCATCTTGACCTGGATCGATATAAAGACCTCTTGCTGGGCGACCAAGAAGACGACTTATATCAATCTTTGATCCTACTTCAATGTCTGATATAGTTACTATCCGAGTTTCCTCAGTTATGTTTCTATTTACAGGATCAGGTTGATTACTTTCATCATAAACAGGCATATTACCTCCCACTTGAATATGTTAACACTGGAGACAAATAATGTCCATAATTCAAGGAACAATTAAAACTAGTCAAATATCGAAAAAAGAATTTGTTTCCGTATATTTTAAAATTTCAGGTTCTGCCGTCGTAACTGACGAGTGGATCCAAATTGAAATTCCTAATACTCCAGCCGAAGGTTTAATAAAAAGAGCAAGAGCTACACTTTTATCTGGAGACGCCACTTTACTAAACTTCTTCGTATCCGAAGATAATAGTATGCTAATACAGGATACTGTTGTCAAGTACGAAAATATAGATTTAACAACGACCCACCTTGATTCAGAAGAAGCCATCTATTATAATCTAATTCAAAGAAGTGAAACGAATTACTCCTTGGGCACGATGTATGTTTATATAAAAAGCAACACTGCTCAAAATAATATTTGGTATCGACTTGATATCATGGAAGTGGGCTAACTATAATAAGGATATGGAATGCCTTCTATATACAGAACAATCCCACCACTAAAAACAACAACGACATCAAGCTCGGGCTCAGGAAACTCGGTAACAGTAGACTTAACAGCCCAAGTAAATGGCACTAACCAAAATTTTATATTAGTTGAACCGCTCCCGGAAGGAGTCAGTTTTTTAGCTCATAACGGAGTTGTAAACTCCGAGAACACTAATTACATTATATCATTAGACAGACAGAGTGTACAAACCTTATTTGTACCATCAGTAGGTGACGATATCGTCATCTTTATTATATAACTAACCAATAAATTGTTAAGGAAATAAATATGTCAATTAAACAAGTATCATTAGAGCAGATCCGAGGTAAAGACGGAAGAATGGACATGCAGGCTGAGCTCGCTCATAGAGAAGGCGAACTTGCTGCCGAAGTCATTCGTGCTCAAGGTGTAGAAGGTGGCCTTCAAGGTCAAATTACTGCTGAAGTAGGTCGTGCTACTGGTGCAGAAGGTGCATTAGATACCAAAATCGATCAGGAAATACAGGATCGCGGTGCTGCAATAACAGCTGAAGCTGCAGCTCGCGCTGCTGCAATTCTTGTCGTTCAGAACGATGTAAACCTGAATGAATCAGACGGCGATACTGATCGTGCTGCTATCCGTAGTGAGTTTGCTGCTGCAGACACATCTCTTGTAGCTGGCTTGAAGGGTGACGTACATGTCGATTACGACACTCTCGGTAAGCTTGAAGACAAAATTCAAGACGAAGAAAGTCGTATCGACTCAATTCTTTCAGCTTCGACTGCTGACAAAGACAGCTTTGCTGAAATCGTTACCTTAATCAACTCTGTTGATACTGAGAACGATACTGCTTTTGCTGGATATGTTACTTCTAACAATGCAGCTCTTGTTCAAGATCGTGCTGATCGCCTTGCTGGTGACGATGCTCTTCAACTTGAGATCGATGCAGAAGAGACTCGTGCTCTTGCTGCAGAAAGTGGCCTTACAGCTGCTTTAGGTCAAGAGGTTCAAGATCGTGTTGCTGATGTGAATGCAGAAGAGCAGCGTGCTCTTGCTGCAGAAGGCGTACTTTCGTCTTCTATCACAAGCTTAACTACTAGCATGGATAACAAATTCACTTCTATCGAACAAGGTGAGCAGTCAATAGCCAAGGGGGACTACCTCCACGTTAACGGCTTATTCTTGAAGAAAGAAGTTGTTATGCCAGCCGGTGGCTTGCGAATCATCAAAGCTGACTTTTATGTGAACGGTGTTCGCATGGAAGAGTGTGATGCCAACGACTTTACTGTCGGTGGTGGTTTCTCTCAGAACTCACATGGTGATTTCATGGTAGCTGAAGATGGTGGCGTTTTGTTCGTCTTCCTTAAGGAAGAGTACAATGGAATGGACTTCGACTCCGTTCTTTCTACGCTGCAAGGCCCTAACTAATAATATAAATACACTATAGTATTATACTATAATGTAGGGCGGGGGCTTTCGGGTCCCTGCCCATTTTTTTTGGAGACAACGATGAAAAAATTATTCTTATTTCTAAAGCTTTCTTTTAGAAAGCATAAAAGCCAAGCCCCTTTGCTAGAATCCACTTCGCCTTTAAAAAGCCCTCTTCCGAATATAATAGATAAAAAAAGTGCCAAAGCTCTAGAAGTATATTTAAGAAAAAGAAACGCTATCACATACCCCATGTATTTGAAATATCTTGCTTTGAATGTTAGTAAGGGACCAATGAAGACAAATGAACTTAAAAAAGCCATCATAAATATGATAGTCTTTTTAGCAGATTGGCTTCAGAAAATTGAGACTGCTGAAAAAAAGAAGCCTAAAGAGGAGAAAACATGATAACTAATATCAAAAATTTATTAAGAAAATATTTCATTTTAATTAAAATCTTTTTTATTAACTTCTTTTCTATAAAAGTACTTGGTAATAAACCAGTACTGAAGATCCCCGCAGGCGCCAGTATAGAAGTTAGAGCTTCAAGAAGAAAATTGCGTGCTCTAGAAAGAGCATTTCAGAAAAATCCTGAAAACTTTACACACTCAAACTATTTGAACATGCTAACTTTAAGTAGTATTATCAATAGTAATCTATCTAATGATGAAGAATTAAATAAAAATCTCGACGAAATAATTAAAGTCTGCATAGACTGGAAATCTAGAAAAAGGGATAAAAAATGAGTGAAAAAGACATGAAAGGCATACACTTTCTCAAAAGCGTTAAATCTATTATTTCTGAGCTACCAAGCAATCCAGAAACTGGAGACAGATATCTAATGGACAAGATCCCTCACCTGAACTACATAATAGAATATGTAGATGGTGACTGGGTAAGAGACCCCCTATATCCTTTCTCAGGAGTATTGGTAGAAGACAAAGATTGTGCTTTTACTTACAGTAAACATTCAAGCCATAAATTTAAATGGTTTAAATCTGCCACAGTGAACACGTTAGCGAAAATATATGGTACGCCTTACAGCGTACACCAAATGAAAGAGACTTTGAATTTGTCAAAAGGTCTCTGCGAAGAAAATGGCAGAATGAGCATCAGTTTAGATTCTGATTCTTGTTTAACATTTTCCAATCCTGATAGTCAGGAAGCATCAATTAAACTTTCTTATGATTCTGAAAAATTTAAAATCAAAGACAGTGAATTAACTTTAAAAAACAACTACTTAGAAAAGCTTCAGTATTTACAAGACAGGCATCAAGACGTAATAGAACAGAACAAAACTAATCAAGCGATTCTACAGCAACTTAAAAAGCTTAGAGAATTTGTTATCTTTAATAAAGAAATGAACGACGATAACTTAAATCAGATTTTGTTAAAGACTAGAGAATTCTCACATATAGAATATGTAGAAGATCCAGAATTAGAAGGCATAGATTTACCAATCCATTTATCGATTTATGAAAACTATAACCAGGCTATAAAACAACCAAAGCTTGGTAGATACTTGACCATTACTATCGATAGTGAAGAATTAATATATGGAGACTTATTTAAGAATCCTGAAGCCGACTTCACTTTAATTAAATCAGACAAATATTTAAGAATAATTTTCCATCAAGATCTTGAAGTGGGAAGTAGAATAGAAATTAAGGGAATCACGAGTACTTTTTAAAATTCTGAAAAGCTGACTTCTTCAACATTTGAACTAACTCTGACGAGTTATATTCTTTGTTGGCTGGATGTATTATTATTTTACTTCTAGCTTTTTTTAAAGCTTTTAGTTCTGGAAGAGCTTCAATTGTATAATCTGGACCTTTTATATAAACTTCAGGTTGTAGGCTAAGTATTAAATCACTAGGCTCATCTTCCCTGAACATTACTACTTCGTCTACAAATTTGCAGGACAATAAAACATAACTTCTGTCTACTAACGATACAGCTTTCTCTCCATATTTTTCTTTAAGATATGGATCTGCATTTATGCCAACTGTAACTTTGCCAAATCTTGATGCAAATTCTAGAAGCCTTACATGGCCTGCATGAACTACATTAAAAGTTCCTGTAACTAGTACTTCAGTAGAAGTTTTTTTCATGGAGCAACACCTTGGAACACGCATTTTTAACAATTGCAAACGTAATATTTATTTTCATTATATACAAATATATAGAATATAGATCAAAAAAGCAACACGAACAGCTAATAAAACAATTAGACAGCTCGAATCTAAAAAAATTCGAAGCTTGGAAAATATCCTTTCAAAAGGATACAATACCAAAGATCAAAAAAGAAACACTAGCAAGGTCTAGAAATACTATAAGAGGTTTAGCAACCGAACATCTAGCACCTATTATGCAAAATAAATATAACCCTAAAGACTTTAGACATCTAGGCAATCCTATCGATTTTATAGTATTCGAAGGATTATCTGATGTCATTGACAAGAAGACAAACGAAATAACAAGTATCATTCTTTTAGATGTAAAAACCGGCAACTCAAAACTCAATAAGTCTCAAAGAAAAATTAGAGACGCTTTGAATGCAGGTAAGATAAAGTTTGAAATTTACAATCCAGACAAAAACTTGGAGCCCTAATGTCAGATGAAAACGAAAATGAAAAAGCCGACCTAAAGCCTAAGCCTCCAGCCAAATTGGCTCCTCAAGGCATTAGAACTTTTACTGTCTGCCGTACAGTTGATGAAACTGGTGTTTCAGGACAAGGCATTGTGATTGAAGGCACAATACATGCAACTGGTCAAGCCGTAGTACATTGGCTTTATCCACCTCCTAGAGGTTCATTTGCTATCTTTGATAGCATGGAAGACTTTTTAAGAGTTCACGTTAAGCCACATCCCGTCAATAAGACTATAATCACATTTGACGATGGCGAACAAAAGACATATCCTGAGGAAAAAGAAAACAATCAAATCAAAGGAAAATAAATGGCAACCAAAAAAATAACAGGAATACCTGAAGTTGATGCTATAGCTCGCGCTCTTACTAAGAAATTTGGTAAGAGCGTTTTGTCTATGGGACCAAAGATTGAAGAATGCGAAACAGTCACTACAGGCAGTCTAGCATTAGACTGCGTGCTAGGTGTTGGAGGTTTTCCAACTGATAGAATCGTAGAGATATATGGTCCAGAATCCGCAGGTAAGACATCACTTGCTCTCCAATTCATGAGAGAGTATCTAAACAATAACGGCTATGATCGGCCTCCAGTATTTATCGATTTAGAGAGAACTACTGGTTTAGATCTTATAGTGTCAATGGGAATTGACCCAGACAAAGTAATATTTTGCTACCCAGATACAGCGGAAGAAGCACTGCAAATAGCAGTAGACCTAGGTAGGTCAGGAGCAGTGGGCTTAATCATATTTGATTCAGTTGACGCTGCTCAAACAGAAAAGGAAACAAAAAGACAAATGACAGAGATGGGCGTTGGTGATTTACCAAGAATCATGTCTAAGTCTATGAGAAGCCTTTCTAAGATATGTGTAGACAATAAGGTCTGCTACATATTTATTAATCAAATACGTATGAAGATTGGAGTAATGTATGGCAATCCAGAAACCACTTCTGGTGGAAACGCTTTACCATACTACGCCTCTTTAAGACTAAGAGTAACTTCCAAACCTTCGCCTTCTGCACCTGGTACTCTCGATATGAAAGTGAGAGTAAAGAAAAATAAGCTAGCACCAGCTCTTTCTCAAGCTGCTGAATTCCAGTTTATTTGTGGAAAAGGTATTGACCCGTATTCAGATCTTTTAATTTATGCAAAAGATCTAGGCATAATTAGATATGCAGGTCCTTCCGTAAGATTGGCTTTGCCAACTAAAGAAGAGATCACAATGTGCTCAGGAGGAAAAGTTGGCGCAAGAGAATTTATTATTGAAAATCAAGACATTTACAACAAAATACGAAGAGCTTGTTACGAAGTCTCAGGACTCACAACAAGCACTGAAGAAAGTAAAGAAAGCACTAAACCAGAACAGCCAGAAACCACTGCAGAGTAAAGACTTAGAATCGATTGAAAGCTTTCTTGATCTCTTCATAGAGCATAACGAAAGCTTAGAAAGTCAAGACATGATAATGTATTGCAGAGAAACCGGGGCAGCAATGTATGAAACTATGCCAACCGGATACGACACATATCTTTCATCGCATGGACAATGCCGCGAATGCAATGTGTATAAATCTATAGATGCATTATATACTCACGACGGCATGTCTCGTGCCAAGTGGCCAGTAAGATACGTTGGATATACTTGTAAAAACTGTTTTGAAAACCTTTAAACTAAAACTGGGGAACGAATGAATGGAAAAGATTTTGTTCACCTTCATCTACATACTGAATATTCCTTACTTGATGGAATTAATCGTGTTGATACTTTACCTAGCTATATAGAATCAATAGATCAGAAGGCAGTCGCCATCACTGATCATGGGAATGTTAGTGGTTCATTTAGATTTTTCAATCAATGTAAAAAGAACAATATTAAACCCATAATAGGTATGGAAGCTTACTATACCGTTCGAGATAGAACGGTTAGGGAAGTAGATGATCTGGGTGAATCTTACTACCACCTTGTCCTTATTGCCTTAAACAATAAAGGACTTCACAACTTATTTAAATTAAGCTCTTTGGCCTATACCGAAGGCATGTATAGGAAGCCTCGTTTAGACGACGCTATACTGGCAGACCATACAGAAGGCATTGTTGCAACAACTTCATGTCTTGGCTCTAGAATTTCTCAACTAATACTAAGAGACAGAAAGAAAGAAGCAGAGATGATGATGCATCATCATGCTTCCCTCTTTGACAAGAGGTTGCTTGTTGAGGTTCAGCTTCATCAAATGCAAGATCAAGTTGTAGTAAATAAGGCTTTAATAGAAATGGCTAAAAGAAATAATTATCCATTAATATTAACTAATGATTGTCATTATACTCATGAGTTCGACAAACAACTACATGAAGCAGCTCTATGTATGCAAACGCACGCCGTTTTAAGTGATGAAAAAAGATTCACTTTTGGCGATATCGATGTACACGTAGGCACTCATGACTGGATGTGGGACAAAGCTCAAGAACAAAGTATACCCTATGAAGCTATATCTAATACCGCATCATTAGCAAGCATGGTAGATTCGAACGATTACTTTTCTGATAGAAAAAATAGATATCCAAAATTCCAAAACCTCATTGAAGGTGTTCAAAGCTGGGATCATCTAGAAATTCTATCCAAAAGAATGCTTTTTAACAAATTTAACGGCATGCCACCGCAAGTCTATAGGGATAGGCTTGATCACGAGCTCAATGCAATCAAAAGAATGGGCTTCTCAGACTACATGTTGATAGTTTGGGAATTCTTGAATGGTGCAAGAGAAGAAGGAGTTTATATAGGCCCTGGAAGAGGCAGTGCTGCAGGTAGCCTTGTAGCTTACGCTCTAGACATAACAAGACTAGACCCAATTGAATATGGGCTAATCTTTGAAAGATTCTTGAATATTGGTAGGGCTGCTAAGCCAATGATTTTTAATCAAAAAATGTATGAAGAAGTTGAAAACATGAAATTAACAAAAACTCCATGCTCTCACTCTCATCAAAGCCATTAGCACTACCAAATTATTAAGTCTCCAGTCTGCAACGCAGTTAAGCCAATCACCTCTAACGAGGTGATTGGTAAGCCTTGTAGCTCTCCTCCTATCCCGATAAAGTCGTTTTCTGACAAAACAGCTTTTGGAGCATCACTATAAACTGTGCTGGTGTTGGATGCCCAGCTACTGATTGAACTATCAACAGTTTCAATGTTTTCAACATTGACGATAGTCATAGTGTTAAGCACCAATTCAACTTCTGTCACTCCAGGTGTTGTAGTGTCTGCAAACATAACTCTTTCAGCAGGTCTGCCAAGAAGCGTTACTACATCTATTTGGTCAGACATGCTAACCGAACTAACTCTTACGCTTGTTTTTCGAGTCGCTTTCATAATTAAAACTCCAATAATTTATAATTCATGTTAAGGAATACTGAATGTTAACATTAGATAAATACTATATCCCCGAAAGGATAGAACAAGTTGATCCAGATTTCCTCTCATATGAAGAAGAAATGATTGATCAAAATGATAACGAACTAATATTAAGATTACTATATAACAGTAATCATAACTCAATCAAGTTGTCAAATCCACATAATAGTATATTGCTTTTTATATGCGGATTAACTGACGAATTTGATTTTGACAAAGCTAGAGCTGACACTATTGATGGTTCCCCACCAGATATCGATATTGACTTTGATGCACTTGAAAGAGAAAAAGCAATCGATTGGGTCATAAACCACTGGGGCCGAGACAATGTCTCAAATATAATTACTCATGGAACGTTTAAGCCAAAATCATTAGCTAGAGCGTTCTATCGAGTAACTGAAAGTTCTGCAAAAGATCTTTCAGATATACTTAAGAACATTCCTGCTCCAAAATTTGGCAAAGAAGCAACTTTAGCTGAGATAGTAACTACGTACCCAGACTTAAAGAAAGAAGATAGATTCAATCAATTCTATTCTGCAGCTGAAAAGCTAGAAAATATGATATCTAACTTTGGAATTCATGCAGCAGGCATAGTCATTTCAGACTTCCCAATACATGATACAGTACCAGTTTGGAAAAATAGTAAAGCTGAAAGAATTACTCAATACAACAAAGACGAAGTAGAAAATCTTGGTCTTATCAAATTCGACTTTTTAGGAATCGATACTTTATCAATTATTAAAGAAGCCGTAGCTCTTATTAAGCAAACCAAAGATCTAGAAATAGATATTTTCTCTATCGAAGATGGAGACAGTAAAACATATACGTTGATGCACCAAGGACTACTTACTGGTGTTTTTCAAATGGAAACATCAGGCAAAGCAAAAGAACTCATATATAAGATAAAGCCAATATCTATATTAGAAGTCAGTGACATTTCTGCTCTCAATAGACCTGGGCCTGCAACTGCAGGAATGGATAAGCAATATATTGAAAACAAAGCGAATGGTTACAAACCAGACGATATGCCAGATGTAGTTGCTAACTTACTCAAAGATACTTACTGGACCTTAGTTTATCAAGAACAAGTCATGAACCTTTGCTCTGAACTAGCTGGCTTTACTTTAAAGGAAGCTGACGATATTAGAAGAGCAATGGGTAAAAAGAAAAAGGAAGTACTAGATTCTTATAAAGATCAATTTGTAAGTGGCTGTGTTGATAACTCAGGGCTTACAGAAGACTATTCAGAGAACCTTTGGGAAGAGCTAGTCGGCTTCGCTGACTACTGCTTCAACAAAGCTCATTCATGCTCATACAGTGTGATTACTTATATATCTGCTTATCTTAAAGCGCATTACCCTACAGAGTTTTTCTGTGCATTGATGACTATTAGATCTCAATCATTACAGCCTAAAACTTGGGCACAAAAAGCTCCAGAATACATTCAAGAAGGAAAAGTACTCGATGTGCACGTTTATCCGCCATCAGTAAACTCCTCTGATCTAGAATTTACAATTTCTGATAATGAAATTTATTTTGGACTTAATGCTATTAGAGATGTAGGTAAAACAGCAGCAAGATCTATTGTAAAATGTAGAGGCAAGACCCCATACAAAGATATATATGATTTCATATTCAGAGTAAATGGTAAGAAGGTTACCATCAAAACCTTCATAAGCCTGATTAAAGCAGGCGCATTCGATAAGATGGGTTATAATCGTTCTCAGCTTCTTGAACATTCACAAAACTTATTTGACTATGTTAGAGACATTGAAGATTACAATGAAAGAATCATAGCCATAAAAGAGCGTGACGAACATAACGCAAGAATGACAATAATAATTGAAGAAAGAGATAATTTGCGCAAGCAAATAAAAACGTTTAAAAAAGAATATAAGAAACAACCCACCTTAGCCTTAGAAGTCTCCATCGAAAATATTGAAAAACAAATAGAACTAATTCAAGGAACAAAGCCTAGGAGACTTCCCAAACTCAAACTTAAAAATGAACCTGTAAAACCAGAACTTTCAAGAGGCACTATAGTTGAGCTCAACCTTACTCAAGTAATGGAACAAGCACACTACATAGGTTGTTACATTGGAACACATCCAGCTAAAATGATAAATAATGGGTGTGAATCAATCGGATCGTTGTATACTGGCCAAAGAACAAAAGTTTGCGGCGTAGTAAACACTATCAAGAAAATAAAAACCAAAAGGGGACAAGCAATGGCATTTATGGAATTAGACGATTCAACTGGTATAGCAGAAATAGTAGTATTCCCCAAAACGTGGTCTTATATGAAAGATATGGATCTAACGGAAGGTTCCTTAATATGGCTCAACTGCAAAGTAGAGCAAGAGGAACCAGTCAAATTGATTGCAGAATCTATCTCGATATATAAAGATATTGATGATATAATCTAATAAATTCTTTACAGGCTTATAGGAGAAAATATGAAATGGCAAGAAGAAGAAGAGCATTTATTAAGGGTTCTTAGACCCACCAATAGTTACAATGAGATAGCAGAAGAGTTCAGAAGAAGAACTGAAAAGAAACTTCCTGGACACAAAATAGTTCGCTCAGCTGAAGCTATTAGAAAAAAATGTCAAAGAGACGATATTGCTGTAGAAGATACTTACACAGACCCATACGAAGAAAGATGGGAGCTTATTAAGAATCTACAAAAAGAGTACTTTATGGATGCAGAATCCAATAGGACTGGAATTGTAGATGAAATTTCTAGAAAAATACTGACTCTTTCAGACATACACTTTCCCTTTGCAATGGTTGATGAGCTAGACAAAGCAATAGAGCTCCACAGTGATGCAGACGTAGTTGTAATCAATGGAGACATGCTTGACGGCTATGCATTTTCAACCTACGGCAGAGCAAAAAGAATAGCAGCACTAAAAGAATATAGAGCTGCTTTTGAATTTGTAAGAAGACTTTCTGAAAACTTTCCTAAAGTTGTCATCGTGAGTGGTAACCATGATCGAAGACCAGCTAAAACCTTAGCAAGGAATGATTTTGAAAAAGATGCAACTCAAATACTTAGGCCAGATCTACTAGCAAGAATCGCCAATGGCGAAGTGTTAAATGAAGCTGGGGAAATGGTAGAAATGTTAGCTTTTGATAATGTTGTTTACCAGAAATACGATTCGTGGTATGTAAGAATAGGGCAAACAATATTTTGCCATCCTGACGCCTATCAAGGCGGAAATCCTGGTGCTACAGTTATAAGATTATGTGATTACTTTATTAAACGCATTGGTGGAGATAAATTCGATTCAGTTGTTGTAGGTCATACACATAGACTATATAAGGGTATTGTCATGAACAAACTCCTTATAGAGCAGGGAGCTATGGCCGCAAGAATGCCTTATCAACATAAGGCTGACTTAAGATTCCCCCATGCGATGAACGGCTATGCCGTAATTTACCAAGATAGCGAAGGTAATACAGATTTCTCTAATTCAAGAATCTATTACCTTGGCAGTCAATTACCTCCAAAGAAGGAAATAATATGAGTGAAACACCCGAAGAAAAAATGAAGCAAGTTGCTCAGAAAATAATTTCTCAGCAAGAAACTGTTAACATTTTAAAGGCGCTATCAATGAAAGTTGATGTCGCTAACGCTCAGATTCTCAATCTGGGTTTACTTACAGAATATTTATACGAAAAGCTTGCAGATGCTAAAATAGAACTTCATATAGATGCTTTCCCAGAATGGGCGGCAGAACGACATGAAGAGATCAAGAAGCAGGCAAGTGAAATGATAGAGCAAGGCGTAGTAGACGATCTAAAGGAAGAGCTTGAAAAAGCCTCAAACATAAACCTCACTGAATAGGAGTCAACATGGCATGGTCTTTTATAACCCATGTAACAAATTACCTGGGTAGAAAGAGGCTCGGAGAGCAAAAGGCTCCGAGCCAATGGCCATCCGAAGCTTCTGTAATTGTTGAAAACGACTATGGAGAAGAAGTTCAACTAGGGAAATGCCGCAGAGCGGCTTACTTTAGGCTTCTTCTTGATAGCTTTAAATTTTATGATAAGAAATACGAATTCTATAAAGACTTAGTTGGTAGATTAAAAACAGAATATATAGAAGCTGATCCATATCTTAGATGGATATGGAAAAGTGGTCAAATGTACGAAGATATTTGTACAGATTTATCAAAAGAGTCAGGGATCTTCATTGCAGATCAAGTTGCAATTTATATTCCTGAATACAATGTATCGGGTAAGATTGACTTAGTTTCAATCAATCCCGAAACATCAAAACTTAGTGTAATAGAAATTAAGTCCGTTTACGGCTACAACGCAAACTCAGTACTAGGTACGCCAGCTCAAAGAAAGAAGAATCAACTAGGCACGCCTAGAGACACTCACTTAATGCAAATTGGTTTGTACCATTGGTGGTATTGCAGAAACAACGAAGACTTTGAAGCTTCCTTCTTAGTCTACGGCGCTAGAGATACTGGCAGGTATGCAGAGTATTTAATCACTACTGAAGAAATAGATGGAGAAGACTTCATTTGCTACCAAGGTAATTCGCCTAATGTTACATCTAAAACTGTAACTAAGATATCTATACAGAAAGTTCTTGCTAGTTACAAATATATAGCTGATTGTTTAGATTCTGGCGAAATACCAGGAAGAGATTTCGACATTCGTTTCTCTGATGAAAAGGTAGACACCTTGTACGAAAGGGGAGAGCTTTCAATGACTGATAAAAAGCAGTACGAAAAGCGACAAGCCCAAGTAGAAGAAGGTAAAACCCGGCTAGTAAAGAAAGTAGAGAAGGGAGACTGGCAATGCAGATTCTGCAATTACAGAAACCTTTGTTATGATAAAGATAATAATACTTTAGACCTGTAGGTGGTATATGCATCCCGATACTTATTTTATAATAAAGCTCTGGGTTAATTCAGAGCCTTATGTATATGGTCCATACTGTGATCTGCAGTATGCGACTTTAATATTGGTTGACCACCTTCCAGATATAACGAACCTTTTAGCTAAAACATCAAGCTTTAACTATAAAGCAGAAATTCACGAATGCATCTTGCAAGAAGGAGGAATGCTTTGGAATACGATATCAGTTCCAATTACGGAAAACAAATGCAGAAGGAAGCGCCTGTCAATGGGCTCTTAACAAAACAATCGATACTAGAAGATAGCTGGCTTACTACTTCAGACGTAACCTTGAAGCCAAAATTAGGAGTACTCACCTCAAGAAAACAAGCACAGATTAGACCATTTATTTTCAGCTCGCCAATGGATACAGTCACTGGCTTAGAAATGACAGGAGCTATGCTTAAACAAGGTGAGCATCCAGTAGTATGCAGATTTATTGACGAGTGGTACGCATGTTTAGACATATATTGTAATGATCCAGAAGTATTCTTTGCAATAGGTACTAAAGGTCAAAAGCTTAAAGCCATTCAAGAGAAATATGAAAATGGGCAATTAACTAACCCAATTTCTTTATCTATTGATATAGCTCATGGCGACTCTATATCTGGACACAAAACAGCAGTAGAACTATCCCAGCTACCTTATGTTGGGAACATCATGTCAGGAACAGTATGTACACCTGAAGGTGCTTTGCGTGCTATTGAAAGTGGATGTAACTATATTAGAGTAGGAGTTGGACCTGGTAGCGCTTGCACAACTAGACTTATGACTGGTTGTGGCTTACCAAATTTGACCGCCGTTTACCAAATCTATAGAGCTATAGAACTCAATTATGGATTTGACAACGATATTAAAATTATCGCAGACGGAGGAATCAAGACACCTGGAGATGCTGTTAAGTATTTAGCAGCAGGTGCTCAAGCTATAATGGCTGGTGGCATATTCTCCAAATGCATTGAAAGCCCTGGCTGGAAATCTGATCATACAGGTCAATACAAGAACTATAGAGGCCAAGCCTCTTCTCAGTTCCAAATAGACTTGCTTGGGAAGACTCCAGATTGTGCTGAAGGTGCAGTAGGTCCAGAAATTAGACCAGAATTTGAATGCAAAGAAGTTATTGCTCGCTTTAGAGGCGGTTTAAGATCCGCAATTAGCTATCTTGGATTCACTTCTATTGAAGACCTGTGCCCTGATTCTGTTACTTTTATTAAAGTTACTTCAGCAGGATTCCATGAGGGAACCCCTCATGGAACATGATAGGCTACTTGTAATAATAGGCGACCCTATAAAAGACGTATACGTAGAAGAAGTCGAGCTTAAAAACAGACTCGTAACCCAAGAGATAGTTAGCCTTCCAGGCGGAAGTTTAAATGTGTATTCTAATGCGCATGAAGCTTCAGCTAACACGGGAACTCTGGTGCTTCATGCGCCAGAGTTCCCCCTGGGGAAGAGACTCACAGACTACGTAATGAATTTTGAAGAACTTTCAAAAGCCTCTTACTCCGATATATACACTATATTGAGATCCTCTCATCTTGGAAGAGAAATTACTCTTTCACCATATGAATCTAGAAAGAACTTTTATAAAGCCATTCAAATAAACAGTAAGCAAACGATCAGCCTTAGAACTAAAAGAATCAATCAATTCAATATGGCAAGTATGCCAAAAGGATTGGTTTTATCAGACTATAACAAAGGCATACTAAATCGAACTTTCTATAGAGACTATATTGGTTCTTATTTTGATTTTTGTATCATAGATTCCAAATATAGATCATTGAACACTTTACTCTTTAACGATTGTAAAGTAAAAATATGGCATGCAACTGGCAATGAATATTGTCCACTGTTTGCTAAAAACTTTGATTGGGTAATTCATACAGATGGGCCCAATCCCGTTAGACTTCTTCAAGACAATGTAACAGTAAAAACATTCTTGGTTCCCGATACTCAGATAATTAATACTTGTGGTGCTGGTGATACATTCACCGCTACTTTTGCCAGCATGTTGCTTAGAATCAAGATAGTGAATTTACAATCAATCTCTAGATCTATAGAGTATGCGATACAATCATGTCAAGAAGTTATAAAGTCTAAATACACTGCAACTGTAAAAACAAAAATAAGGTGAATATGTATATTACAAATTTAGAAGAAGTCGTCCCACAACTTAGGGACAACTTAAGAAATTATTTAAATATAAAACTAAACATTAGATCAAATGCACGTAAGATAAAATGCTTCGTTCACGAAGACAATGATCCAAGCATGCATTTCAACCCAAAGACAAATGACCAAACAGTAAAGTGCTTTGCTTGTGGATGGAGTGGAGACATCTTCGCTGCTGCTGCTGCAATAGAGGAGCTTCCATCTTCTGGGCCTGAATGGTTATCAGTAACCATACCTTCTCTTTGCGATACCTTGGATATACCAATTAAAATTGGTGAACCAAGTTCAGCTGATAAAGAGAAAGCCAAGCTTCAAAAACTACTTCAAGATACTGCTGACATCATTTTAGATAAAGGCAACAATCCTGAGTATGCTAAAGAAAGAAATTGGTTGCAAGAAGAGCTGCCTCCCGTCTCTATGGACGAAGATGAGCTCGTATCTCATCTAGTAGAGAAGGGCTGGGAAGCCTCAGACATTGTTTCTTCTGGTGCTATAAAGACTCGTTATTTGTCTTTATTCGGACAAGATAAAGTAACTTTCATTATTAGAAAAGCAAACGGTTCTCCAATCGGTTTCATTTCTAGAATGATAGGTACTGAAGCAAGATCAAAATATATAAATTCTCCAGAAAGCACACTGTATTCAAAGAGTCATGCTCTGCTAGGCATAGACGTAGCTAAAAGAAATGGTGCAGCCAAAAAGGGTCTATACATTGTAGAAGGCCCTGGAGATTTAGCCCAGCTCTATAGACTTGGTATATACAACGCAGTAGCCGTTTGCGGCACAGCGTTTACTGAGAACCATCTGTTACTACTCAAGTCTCTTGGTATAAGAAGATTATACTTTAACTTCGACTGGGACAATGCTGGACATCTTGCTACTCAAAGAGTATTCGAGAATGTTCTTGGTTCAACTAGTGGTGTTTCTGCTTTTGTCGTTACTGCTCCTTCAGAATCAGAAACAATAAAGAGCGCATATGAAGCCAAAGAGCTCAAAGATTTTACAGATCCTGACAACTTCTTATTTACTTTAGAAGCAAACCAAAACGAACTGTATTTAAATTTAGAGAAAGTAACTGCATTCGAATGGCAGCTAAGTCAAGTTTCTTCAAATGAGTCTCCTGACTCTATATGCCAAAGAATGATAAGCACTATTGCGACTGAAGAAGCAGCTGTAAAGAGAGAATTACTTATAAAAACTCTTGGAGAGTTTACCGGCATATCGCCACAAGCGATTTCTACCGACGTTAACGCTCTAAGAGATGACAAATTTAGAAAAAGAACTGAAAAAATAGTAGCAGCTAGTGAGCTTTACGCTTCTGCCGTTCAGGAAGATCCTGATAACATTATGGCTCACATCTCTAACCACGAATCAAGGATTCATGGAATTGAGAAAGAGTTCAGAAAGCATAGCGTAGGCATTAACTACCAAATCTCAAGATATGAAGCAATTCAAGAAAGAAGAGCCAATTGTAATCAAGATGAGAACATGAGTACTTTCAAAATGAATTATTTTAATCAATTTGAAAAAGCTATGGCGGGTGGAATGAATTGGACTTCTGGTTGTTTGATGTATGTCGGAGGAAGAGCGAACAGTGGTAAGACCGCCACAGTGCTCAGCATCGCTTGCGATGTAGCAATGTCTGATCCTAATGCAACCGTACTTGTCCATTCTACAGACGACAGTTACGAGCAAATAGAACCCAGATTAAAGTCAAACGTTTTCTCAATGATAAATCAGTCTGAACTTAAATTATCAATAGGAATGATTGTTCAGCCTCATATTTACTTAAATCCAGCAGCTGATACCTACCATGACATGCATGATAGTGCGACAGAAATAATGAAAGAGCTTCTCAATGATGAGAGACTTGTTATCATCGATTCTGAAGATGGTAACACGCTTTCAGTACTAGAGAAAAACCTAAGATACTATAGACAAAGATATCCAGGTAGAAAAATTATGGTTGTATGTGACAATACACACAACTATATGGATTTCATCAATATGGATCAAACGACTAGAATGACTTACATATCCAATCAGCAAAAGACTTTGACAGTAAAGTATGCTTGCTGCGTGATTGCTACTGCAGAATACAGAAAGAACATGCCAATGGACCACTCTAAGATGAGGTTGCCTGTAGATGATGACTTAGCTGATGCTAGATCACTAATGTATAGACCCAACGTCATCTTCCATGTATACAATGACCTACATGATCGTAAAGAACATGCAGAGATTTTCTGGAAGAACGAAGAAGGGAAAGCTTTACCTCGCTTGTTGCTCCATTTTACTAAAAACAAAATTTCAGGATTTAAGGAAAAGTTAGTACTTGACCTTGATCCAGATACAGTATCTTTGAGGCCAAAGCAATCAAGTATTGCTCTAACTGAAGCAGAGAAATACATAGATGCTAAATCATCTGGTATGACAAAGCTACAAGGCACTCAAGTAGTCCAGATAAAGGCAACAGAATATGAAGAACAATCCGTATGATGGTTCACCAATAATAGAACCAATAAACAAAACTGGTAGAAAACAAAGATTTTCTGGTCCAGTAACACCGCAATATGTAGAAAAACGATGGGGATTTGAAAAAATCTATGCGAATGATGTATATTGTTGTAAGATGTTAGTGATTAATCCAGGTTGTGAAACTTCGATGCATTTACATCTTGACAAAGAAGAAACATTTTTAGTTGTTGCAGGCGAATTAATGGTTAGATATATAAAGGATAAGGAAGAAGAAAGTTACATAGTTGGTGAATTTGAAGCCTTCACAGTTTCTCCTGGATTCCCACATGCTCTTGTAGCTTTGGGAGAACAGGTTAAGCTTGTAGAAGCTTCTACACCTTCTTTTGACACAGACTCGATAAGGATTTACTAATGAAAGACAATGATCTAGGAATTTACTGCGTTTCCGAAAAGAAATTTTTCTATCTAGAGACAGGGAACCTAAAGGTACACAACCCTATCCCTAGACTAAGGAACACTCTCCAACAAAGAGGAATGATTGATTTTAATCCTCATTCTTATATGAATACAAGCGACTATCAAATAGTTACTGTCAAACAGGCAAAACTAAATGACTGGGTTATAGAGCCAATCTATATTAGCGATCATATAAGATCTATCGTTACAGGAGTGTCTTCAACTGAACCTACTTTAAAACGTAAATGGGGCGCTAAGCCTTCAAAAACAGAAGAAGTAGAAGTTAAGGCTGAAAAACCCAAGCCTAAGCAAAGAAGAAGAACCTCAAAGAAGAAAACTGAAACTCCAGAATCACAAAGTGAATGAGTCAAGAAAAGCCGATAACAGAACTTTTAGGGCAACTTAAAAGCTTTTTTGCGATATTATTTATTATCGCATTAGTGTTTATTGGCGGCTTCTTCCTTTCGAGACATATTTCAAGTGAAAAGTACGACGCTCTTCTACAGCAAGCAAACGCTTCTGTAGAGGAGCTTAGTATTGAAAAAAATAGAACCAGAACTCTAAATCAAGCTCTCTCCGAAAACAACCAAGAGACACAAAGACTTAGAGAAATAATAGTGGATTATGAAAATAGACCAGAACAGATCAGATACATTGTCAAAACAGAAACAATACTGGTTGGTAACGAAGAAACCACACCAGAGTTACCAGAAGAATACGTGTTTCGGTTCGAAAATGGATTGCCCGTCTCTAGGTTTGCCCCTACAGAAGACGGGTTTCAATTTAATACATTTGATATAACATTTAATTCAATTACAGTAATATCAGAAGATGAAACAGCGTTGTCTTTAGTAGCAGTCTCTTCATTCGATCCAGAAATTCAATACCCTATTAATGTCACTAACGAAGTAATTAAAGTTAGAGAAACAAAGTTATTCGAGCCACATATCTCTGTAGGCATAATGGCTTCTTTAGATTTTCAGCCAGTCGGAGGAGATTTGACAGCATCTATCTCCGTTCCACTTCTGCATCCTAACGAGAACTTAGATTTTTTAGCACCAAAAATTGCTTTCAATTCAAATAGTTTTCGTCTCGGTGCTGATATAGTCGGTTATAATGTCGGTACCCATATCCCAATTCTTACTGACTTGTGGATAAGTGGAGGTGTATCTGCCAAAATAGGCAATGAAGCACCAAGCATAGACATTACAATTGGCAGTAAGTTTTGACCAGTGGAAAACATTTAACAGAATCTGAAATTAGAGCATATTTTAAATGCTCTAGTTTTTATAATTTTGGTGGACTTGTTGAGCCAGAGATAGGCCTCAAAATAGTTCAAGATGTAATTGAAGTCTTAACAGTATCCTCGATTAGAGGCATAACCAAAGAGCCACTCAAAGAGATACACAGCGCTCTTATCAAAGCAGTATCAACTTATGGCCAACAAAGCAATCTTATGGAGCCGCAAGTTGAAAGGTACTTGAATTCTTGCTTACTATGGTTGCAAGATTTCTTTGAAATATTTTCTTTTTCAACTTACCTACCAGTCTTTGGACCTATCGAACCAGTAATCAAGATCGATAGAACATCAATAAAACTGCATTTTGCTGGACTGTACAGATCTGAAAAAAACAGTACGATACATGCTTTATCCTTTTCTCCGTATAAGACAAAGCATTCAATAGTAAACGATCCAATATCTATATTAAAGTTAGAGCTCTTAAAGCCTTTCGTCAAAAAACATTTTCCCACAAATAGACCTCAAGTAAAATTACATACTTTTTATTACGGTAAAAATCACAACATGGGATATGTTTCTTTAGACTCCAATTCTATACCAGACAATACAGTTAATAATGTAGAGTCTCAAATAATCAATATGCAGAATAGTTTTCACTATCCTGTCATTCCTTGCTTGTATTCATGCAAGTACAAAAAAACATGCTTACCGGGAGGTATAAATGAGTGAAGCATTTGGAACAAACTTTATAGTAATAAACGACACCCAACAGATACTCAATCCCAAAATATTTCAAAACGGACCATGGATGCATATAGCGTCAGTCGTAAGAGGCTTGAGAGAATACATGTGCTTTAAACATGTACCAACAGATGCTGTCTACATAGAAGAAGTAGACCCCACAATACCAACGCTATTTAAGAAAATAAAAAGTGATAATGAATTTAATGATTTACGCGATTTTCTTAAGGAAAAAGGCTTACTGTCTTTTGGCGTAAACAGGGAGTTCAAAGTTGCAAAATAAAAGAAGCCAATGGAAAAACCAATATTTTGAAATCGAATCCGCTTCCATCTTGCACAATAATCTTAGAGAAATTTTTATCTCTGATAACTTTTTTAAAAACCTAAAATGTTTTCAAGAGGTTCCTGTTGCTGCTTTAGTACCTAGCTATAAACACAACAGCCATAAAGTAGATTGGTACATCGACGAATTAGGCATTGTAATTGAAGTACATGGAAAGCAACATTACCAAATGCAAAACTTTGGCAATAGCCCATATATGGATGCTTTAAAAGACTTCAATAATATTCGTTACAGAGACAACATGAAGAAGTCTGCATTAATAGATGCAGAATATCAATATGTAGAAATACACTACAAAATAGCTAAAAAAATAAATGCTAAAATACTGAAAGAATTAATCTTTGGAGATCGAAGTGACTAAAGAAACAAATCAAGAAGAACAAATAAGAATGATGCAACTAGCCCAAAGCTGGTCTCCAAACGATATACTTTACTTTGGACCTCTACGTAGAGCAATAGCGCTTTATGGACCAGTTACTAGAGAAACTGTTTTCCCCTTAATAAGTCAAATCTTAGAACTTGAGCAACAAGATCCTGGAAAACCAATCAGATTGCATATCAATACTGAAGGCGGTAGCCTATCAGACGCTCTAGCGCTCTACGATGCCCTCAGAAGCGTCTCGGCTCCTATCATCACAGTTACTACTGGCATGTGTGCTTCTGCTGGCCTGCTGCTACTAGCAGCTGGAGATTTGCGTCTAGCAACTCCTAATACAGTATTCTTTTACCATGAGCCAATTTTGCCTTTAGAAGAAATAAGTTCACTAAAAAGCTTAAGAGAGACAGGCGAAGCTTACAAGATGTGCAAGCATACTTATGAATCAATTATAAAGAATCGAACTAAGATATCTGACAAGCTATGGAGAAAAGATTTTGATGGAGAAACATCGAAATACTTCAATGTGGAACAAGCACTAAAATATAACTTTATCGACGACATAGTTTCTCACAATAAAAGAGAAGCTATAATAACCAAGGAAGAAGACTAATGGCTAGCAGAGGAAAAGGAGCACGAATAAAAGGAGCTAATTTCGAAAGAGATTTAGCAAAAATCTTTGCTGAAAAAACTCCACTTAAAGATGCAAAACGCGGCTTAGGCCAAACTCGTGGTGGTGGTGGAGAAGTCTCAGACGTAGACATACCGATACTACACGTTGAAGCAAAAAGACATAAACGCTGCAATATCAAAGCGGCACTTAAACAGGCTATCGCTGACTCAGCTAGTAATGGTAAGATACCTGTAGCTATTACAAAGGACGATAGAGAAGAAATACTAGTTACAATGAGACTTGATGATTGGTTAGAATTCTTTAATTCTTTTCTAGGAACAATAGATGTACAAGACATTTCCAACGAACAGGAGACCACTACCACTTGATGTAGACAGCCATTCATTTGCTTCAGTTTGGAAAGCTTGTGCAAAAAACAAGCAATCAGATCTAACCAAACTGCTTCAGATGATGGAGCCAGTCTTTGAACGTTGGGAAGTCTTTCTTTTGAGAGTAGATCACAATATAGATATAAATTTTCTAACATTGTGTAGAATGCTATCTAAGAATCCCGACATCGCATTATATAAAATAGACAACTGGATCAAGTGGGCAAAGTCATCTTCTTCAATAAAAGAAGAATTACAATTAATATTCTTAGAAAGAATTAGAAAAATAAAATATACACCTGATGTCGCTTCTGATGTTATGGTGGAGTACGTTGTTGCAAGAGATTTTAAACGAGCTCTGCACCACCACATAAGAGCAATAAATAGATTAAAATTTAGAGATTGTCTCTTCTATGCAGATATATTTGACGAAATAGTAGTAGAAACTTATACTAACGAAGTAGACATTTGGATACTAGATAGAATAAAATCTAATAAATGGAACTCTTATCTTTTTCATTTAATAACAGAAGGATATACTTCTAGACAAAGATCTGAGTTAACTAGAATACACAGAAGAACTTTATACAATGAGGAAAAAAAGTTATGCCAATTACTAAAGCCGAAGCCATAGAGCAGCTTTCAGGTCCTAACAGCTTGAGTAATCAGCAAGCGTTAGTCAAGAAGATTGTCGGCTCTCAAGCAAACAAAACTGTTAAAAGAATGATTCCAGGAGGAAAGACACTTGTTTCTGACATTTCAGACAAGGAGCTTCCAACTGCAATCTACAACTGGTTGAGACACTGTAGACACTTCACTTCAGCAACAATCTCTTTTGCAAGAGATCTATCTGTTACCGAAACAAATAGAGAGAAAGTAATCGACTTTAACGCAAGATCAAAGCATACCGAGTGGGAAACCAGAGGTAAGCGATGGCTTGCAGAAAGAGTTGCTGATATTATTACTAGAGAAAATGTTGTCGCTGTAGAAATACAGAAAGATGGCCTATATCTTTTAACAAACAAAGGTGACTTTTCACCAGAAAGCGAGACATGGGAACCGTACATACAGTTTTCACCGTTTCGTCCACCAACATTTTAAAAGGAGACTAACATGTCTATTAGAAATGAAAAGCTTGCAGCTTTAGCCGCAAGTAAACAAAAGCAAGACGTAGCTAAACTAACAGCTGAAAACATTAACTTAAAGAAGCAGCTTGCTGTCTTGACAGCAGACAATGCAAAACTTGCAGCAGAGCTTAAGAAAGCGAAGAGCAATAAGAAGCCTGCTAGCTTATTGAGCTCTTTTACTGATGAGTAGATCTTCAGAAATAATAAATTCTTTAAAAGAAGAACTACGTCAAGTAGAAGCTTCAAAAGAATCTTTAGATAAAAGAATACAAGAAATAAAAAACCGTTTAAAAAATGTTGAAGATCTTACGACTAAATCAACCAACGATACTAAAGATTTCTTAATATTCAAAGACTAGTGATATCGATGCTAAATGGAAGAAAGATATAAAGTATACAAAACTCTTATTAAAGCATTAGTTTTATTAAATCTTTATGATGCTATATTTACCTCGATATGGGTAATATCAGGACTTGCAACAGAGGCTAATCCTTTGATGAGTCTACTGATTGAACAAAACGTATTACTGTTCATCGCCACCAAGCTCACACTAGTCAATCTCGGTATATGGATTGTCTGGCAAAATATAGGAAACTTGTTTGCCAGGCTTTCCGTATTTCTTTCTTTTGCAATCTACTTCTTTGTTTGTGTTTTCCACACTATAGTTTCTTTACTTTATATAATAAACGTATAAGCCCGGTCATTTTTTGACCGGGTTTTTATTTTTAATCTGAATTTAAATCATAGGCTAGAAGCATCAAAGCAGCAGAACCAATATTTATTAAAGCCATATTTAGTGAGCCAAGAGCAAGGCTGAACGCTAACAACCCTAAATTAAGACCCGACAATATAAGAAACAATTCTTTATATTTTTTTAAAAAATTAAATAGCTTGTTCAATTGCTTGCCTTATCATAGCTTCATTAAAACCACGCAATGTAGTGAGCACTTTCCCCTCTCTATCTACAAGTATAAAAGTTGGCCAACTTTCAACAGGGAAGCCATTCAAACTTCCACCAGAAACTAAAAGGCTCCTATCTCCAGCAAGTACTGGAGCACTTGTGATCCCGAAAGATTCTGTCCAAACTTTCAAGTCTTCTGCTTCAACAGAATCGTTTGCTAAGTCAGCAATAAGCAAAGTAACATATTGAAAACCAGAACCTTGATAATGATCTTGAGTTTCCTGCGTAGTCTGACCAGCAGCTTGACATGGCCCACACCACATCGCTGAAAGGTCTAATAATAAAACCTCTCCTTTGTAATCAGAAAGCCTCCACATTTCATCTTCGCTATCAAGCAAAATAAAATCGCACGCCTTCTCTCCATCTGCAAAACCACAGTCTTCTGTTTCAATGAAACCTGGTTCGTAAACCAAGTCTTCAATGCTTGCAGAATCTGAAGAATCTAGAATCGGACTACAGGCTGTAAGCTGTGCTAAAAATATTGTATGTAAAATTTTCATTGTCCTGTATCCCCTGTATCTGCATTAGATACAGTTTTTTCATAATGGTAAGCTATTTCTACTAAAGTTGAAGCTGGCGGAATTACTGTAAAGTAAACTCTATTTTCAGTCGAATCATAATAGAAGTCATAATTTGGAACTCCATCAATAAACACAACTATTGAGCCACCATTAACTACTGGATAAGTGAGGTCCCAATACTCATGAGGCTCGACTTGGTTCGAAGCATCAGCAACTCCAGCTGACCAATCTGGTGAACAAATATCTACAATGATCCCACCGAAGTAATTAGTAGCATCAATGTATCTATCACCTATGTTTTGAGCTGAAGGAGGTGGACTGCAAACTGAATCTGCTTGTGTAACGTTGATAATAGAAGATATAAAAGTAGATCCGCCCCTCAAAGAACCATACCAGTTTGTAAAGTCTGGAACCTGAAGCATGTACTGGTTGCTTTGCTCTTCCTCGTCGGAAACAAAAACAACTAATAAGGCAGCATCATCTCTCATCCAAGTTTGAGCATACGAATTGTTTACAACGTATTCGTATGTAGCATCAAACCCTTCTTCCATGCCTCCTCTTAACATCGCTTCATACATCGCTACAGCATCTTCAACCGTATCCCCAGGAACCAATGGAAACTGAGCTTCCTGTAATGCTTTGGAAGGATCATTAGAGGTCATAGCTAATCGCCAGCCAGTTGGAGGCAGAGCGTTCATCATCGCTTCAATGCCTGCAATCAGCTCATCTGAATAACGATTCATAGAGCCTGAAGTATCTATAACCCATAGAATGTCAACTCCGTCAACACTTCGAGGTTGGATAAAATTGTCTACCCATATTTCTCCGTACTCTTCAGACGGTATCTCTACATAAACTGTTTCTCCTGGAACCTCGACGTATACGGTCTCAGTATTAGGATAGCGAGCAGTTATACTATAATCGCTGCATCCTCCCATGAAGATTAGCAAACAAAAAAATAAATACCTCATTACAATCTCCTAAGGCTAAGTACATAAAAATCTTAACACCTAGGCAATACAGAAGTACAGCCTACTTTAAAAAAACATAGTATCTCTAAACTGCAAAGCCATAAGATTGCAAATAAAACTTCCGATTAGTTATAATCTGTGAAGGTGACAATATGATTTTATGGAAAAATAAGGCAAGAATTCTTTTTGCCATGCTAATAATTCCTATCTTAGGATTAAGTGGGCATACTGGGAAAAGTGCTAGAGCAAGCACGCCAATCGAAAGATGTACAGTTAGAGACTGTACGTGCAGAGTTATTCCTCAACGCGCAAGTGGAACTAGAACTATATCCACTACAGGATACAACTCTTCATCAATAATGTTTGCAGAAGACGAGCACGCATTAGACGATGAGGATAAGGAAACTATCAAAGACTTTCTGCAGCAGAACCCCTCATCTCAAATCAGTCTCATTGGCTATACGGATGGATGTGGAACGCACTCTTACAATCTGGGTTTAGCATCTAGAAGATGCAACAATGCCAGGAGTTTTATAAGATCGGAAACTAGAGGTAGATCTGCCAGAGTAGAAGTTGCTGGAGAAAAAGTAGAAGGGCACTTGCCAGAAGCAAGAAGAGTCGACTTAATTGCAGGAACAGTTACTGATATTCAAGTTAGTCTTCAATCAATACCTGCAGACGTATACTTGGTAGATGGTTCAGCCTCTATGGGTAATAGACATTTTCAACATTGGACAGATGTCATATCTACTTCATTTAGTCGCAACAGTCGAGTATATGTATCTATGATGACTGGCTGCAGAAACGGCCAAACTCTAAACTCTGTTTCACCTCAAAATGGAACAGAGATCTGGTACTCATATTTTTGGGTCATCGACCGAATGAGACCAGGAGAAACCCTATTAATAATCTCTGATTTTCAATCTAACGTGCCATTGCATCCTTATGAAGCAAGAATGATAGAGCAGAAAGTCCAAGAAGCAGGTATTAAAGTTTACGCAATAACGCTCTAGAGAATATAAGAGCTAGCTTTACCTTCTACATAATCTATGTATGGAGCTCTTCTTGTTCTTAAGAATTCTGTTGGGTTCTTAGCTCTGTCATGATCCCAGCTATCGCCACTATGAATTCCATAAGCTCCTAGGTGGTCTAAGTAGCTAGTTCTTGTTACTAGGAACTCCTTTTTTAAGAGCTGTGGGAATTTATAGTCCCAACCATCTTTCTTATCGATGTTTTTTGCACGCTCTAAGATATCTTCAATCATCTCTCTAGTGTAAAAATGAGAGATCCCTCCGCTCCACTTTCTCTTAAAAGTCTCTTTCTTCGAAATGAAAGCATTGCAATCACTTGTGTAAAGTGAAATTGGATTACCTTTTGGCAATCCTTTTAAAACGTTTAGAAAGTTTGGATCGTGAAAAGAATCTGAATCTGTAAGATAAATGTATTTAAAGTCAGACTCAATAAAATCATGTAATTGCTTCCAGCGTATACCATGAACACCTAAGTTTTTATGTCCCATGACTAGCTTATCAGCATAACCGGCTAAAAATTCAGGACCAAATTCAGTAGAGCAATCATCGTAAACCCACAAAGTGCTATTTTGTTTATACTTGCTAAGGTTTGATAGCGATATTTCTACCGTTCTTTTCCTATTATAAACTGGAACTACAATAACTAAGTCTTTCATTTAGACTTTAATCTGCCTAAAAAATAAATGTTCTTTCCTATCACCTTGGTGTTCAAGTCCCATTCTTTAAACTGGCTTTTGAACTCTTCTTCATTTTTATAAACTTGCAAATGAGCGACATAGGGAAAATTTAATGGAACGGTACCAATTATACAATTAGATATTTTTGCTAAACCCTTTGACAGTCTTTGAGGATTTTGCAAGTGCTCTATGACTTCTGTCATCAACACATAGTCAAACTTTCCCCATTTCTTTGTATCGTATGATTCGATATACTCGTAACAATTCATACAGAAGTAATTTATGTCTCTCGTATTAGCTCTAGCTTTTTTTATTCTTTCTTTTGAGAAATCTACTCCAAAAGGTCTAGCGCCCAAATCTTCTTTTAAGTAGGTCGAAAACCTTCCGTCCCCACAACCCAGATCGAGTACTTTTCTTTTATCAAAATCAATCTCTGGAAACCGAGCAAAGAACTTCTCAACATCTACTGACCCATAATCTGGATTACTGTCATAATGCTTTAACAAAGCTTCTTCTTTCTTGTATAAACCCTCCTTATACTTTCCCATAATTTAAAACCTCCTTATAATAATCGTTGTCAATCCAGCCTATATTATACTTTTCTCTAAGAGAGAATTCCACTTCTTTGAAAGAATCAATTTCTTTTTGAGAATATATAGTCTTTTTAGTATTCTTATTTTTATATAAAGGTCGATTATTAAAAGATCTAGTTTTAATTCCTAATTCGTTAAAAACTCTTTCTACAGTCACCTTCGGACTTTTTGTCAACTCTTCAAAAGTAATATAAGAGACATGATCAAACAGATCTTTATTTACCCAAAATCTATGTTCATGTTCAAACCAGTCTAAAAATATTTTTTCTAAATTGCTCATTGAGCTCCACTCTTCACTTGTCACTCTCAAGAGAGTGTCTTCATCGAAAGGTGGTCTTACCCAGGGACTGTTTCCTGGAATTTCTTTCCTATTCAATTTTGAGACCGCCACCTCTATTGGATTTCTTACAAGTTTTATTACTTTAAGATTTGGCATCTCTTCTAATGCATACTTGTAGAAGCCCCTCATAAATTGGTGAGCTGTATCAATATAGAAAGGATTCTTTTTTATCTCCAATGCTTTGGTAGACAAAGCTTTAGAAGCCGTCCCATTTCTATTAGCTTCTATCAAAAGTTTTCCAGCGACTATTGGTCTTTCTTCGTGGTTTGCAGAAATGTAAGTATAATTCTTGAAACAAGAAGCTAAGAAACCTGTACCACATCTTCCAGAGGAAGCAACAAAGATATGCATAATTATCTCACAAAATTATCTGATTGTTGCCTTTTGTGACTTTTAGCAATCACAGAGTAACCGACTTGGTGTTGTACATAATGCTTATTTGTGCAATAAAAATTAAATCCATTTTGTTCAAAAACATTTCCAAGCTTTATATCCCATCCAGCATAGTTGTTATTCCAAACATCATGCCTATGATTGTACCACCAGTTCATAGTTTTTGGAGAGAAAGCAACGGCTAAGTTGCCGTAATAACCTTTTCCATCAAACTTGTAGATTGGATGCTTTGCTTTATTATTTTTTGATGGCCAATAGCATTGGCCACTACCATAAAAAGTAACTATATCTACTACAGGATAGTTTCGAAATTGTTTTTCAACCTCATTTACAGCGTATTCAAATCTACTGGAAAATTCAATATCATCTTCTAAAAATAAAACAGTCTCTTTTTTATAAATAGCACTTTGAGCAATTATTTTTGGAAACTCCCAAATAGCCTTATAGTCTATTGTATTAGAATAAGCGCCAAACTGTTTGGATGGAAAAACTCCTTGCTTTATCTTCTCAATAGGATTCATAGAATCTATAAGTTTATGATATTCTTTGTTATCACCATCGTAGTAAACGATTGGTCGAGCTAAAGAACCCTTTGCATACTTATTGTAAGACTTGACAAACCTTTTGAAGGTTTTCATTCTTTTATCGCATGTACATATGAAAGGTCTTATCATCTTAACTCAAGGGCTCTTCTTCGATAGACTGGATTCTTTCTTCAAGACCCTCTACAACGGTGCTGACAGCCTCTAGCTCGGTTTGTACTACAACTAGTAGCTCGTGTACCTGGTTGACACTAGCAAGCCTCCCCATAGCTACTAGAGCGTCGTTAATGGTTGTTTCGATAGCAGTTATTCTGCTCATAAGATTTATATACTTTTGTTCTGTAAATGACCAAGCCATTATTCACCTCAATTAAAAGCTAGTTCTACTAGCTGTGCTAAACCAGCAACAAGGCCACCGCCTAAGCCACCATAAACAAGCTTTTCAGCCATTGTAATTCTTACACTCACTACATCTTTTTCTAATGTAGTGATCTTATCTTCAAGAGCTTTTATCTTTTCATTAGACTGCACGAGCGCTTGAGAAACAAGCGCTTGCTTTTCTTTTGTTTCAGTGTATCTGTCCAGAAGTATATCTATCTTCTTTGACAGCTGATCAAGAGATTCATCTAACTTAGTCTCTATCGTACCTAGTCTATAAGTCATTAAGCTTAACTCTGATTTTAAAGTTGACAATTCCGTGTTAAGTGCTTCATCAGACATGATAATCAATCCTTTGTACAGTCTTCTATTTTAGACATCATGCCTTCAATCTTGTTACAAAAGTTATTAACTTTCGAAGTACTTTTTTGCATCTTATCTAAATAGCCTTCAAGAATATCTAAATCTGAAGCATGGAAAGCTTTGTCGTCTATATAGACTTCAGCATTAGGCTTGCCAAAATAAATCTCATCGTAAATAAAATCCCAAGACTCCAGCTGGTTTAAAGTTAGTTTACCAATAGAAGCAATAGTAGCACCGACATTAGAAGAGTTGGTACCCATGCCCCTGGCAGTATGTATTATAATTACATAACCTTTTTCTTTCAATCTTATTAATAATTCTTTTGCGCCTCTTAGTGGAACTGCCTCTTCATAAGGTTTCCCAGAACAAAGGGTGTTGTCAAGATCAAAACAAATTCTCATAGTATCCTCATTATACTATATAATCATATATTAGAAGTGTCGCTATGAGCAACTTTATTTAGTGCTTCTTCAACTACAAGGTCAACATCAATTTCTTTCATACATCGAACACTGTATGGGCATTTAGAATACCAACACCCCAAACAGTTTAGATGTTCAGCTCTAAACCCTTTGTGAGTTTCGTAATGATTGATTCTAGCATCAGGAGGTATGGAGCCAAAAAGAACTATTGATTCTTTTTTAAGTGCACCTGAAATATGCATAGGGCCAGAATCTGGGCCTACAAATAAATCAGCTTGCTGTATCAGCGCAGCCATCTCTCTGACAGTTGTCTTTTTGCAATGTAAAACATTTTTTCTTTCTTTTAATGAAGCATCAATGCAATCGTGCATGTCAAATAAAACTATCAATAAATCTTGATTCTTAGCAAGAAGCTTCTTTATAAAAGAGTTACAACTTTTTTTATCCCAAGACCGTTTATCTTCATTAGAAGAGGGAGCAAAAGCTATAACTTTTGACTTTTTAGATAGCTTACTATCTTCTATAATTTTCTTTGCAATAGATTTCTCACTCTCTTCAATCTTAAGAAAGGGCACTTTGTCAGGCATATGGTTGATACCCAAATGCCTTGCAAATAAATCGATTCTATTCCTGCTTGGAATTTCTTTTTTCTCATACGGTATACAGACAGCAGAAATATCTATAATCTTGTCAAATTTCTTTCTACTTACATACCTAGCATCAATCACTTGGTGTATGAAAGGAGCATTTGAAATAAGATTATAATAGCTATCATCCCAAACTCTGTGCCTATCAACAGCTACAGTTATCTTGAGCTTTGGGTATTTTGCTTTAACTGCTCTTATCCCCGGAGTCATCATCAAAACGTCTCCGATCCCACCAACAGAACGAATAATGCAAAGCGTACCTTCAGTGTTACTTACCCTCAAAAAGTTATTTCGGCTCGCATAACGCCCACTACCTTCAGGATGATCTACAACTTTAATATCTCTTCGTTTTAAAACTAGAGTTTTTCTTAAAAGAGCTTTCTTACTTTTTCTTTTTTTTCGAAACATTTAGCTTCCTTGAACTTAGCTATAGTCAAGCCTTAAGCCAAGGAAATGATGTCTTACATCATCTTGATTAAAATAGCCTTGCCCAGCCACTGGTGTAATTCTAAATGATAGTAATCCATTTCCAGGATTACTAAGAACTATATCTTCAAACTCAATCACCGTTACTTGGTAATCTGAGAGAATGTCAGTACTTGTTACCTCAGAGGTACCATTCACACCAAGTCCTCCTGGAAAGCTAATGTTAGGAGAAGCTAAGCTTTGCCCATCTAGCCATGGTGCTACTTGACCAGGAGTTCCGTTATCAGAAAGACTCAATCTGTAAGTAACTCTATCCCCTGGCTGGTAAGAACCTTGCCTAGGAGAAGACAAGAATATTCCTGTCGCTGTTACTTTAGTTGGATAAATCCAGCCTCCCCCTCCATCGGGAACTCTCGGAAGATGTGTGCTTGCATAAGTAAGCTGATCATCCCAAACTAAAGCATTATTAAAAACGAATGGTACAGAGTTGTAAGCCATCCACTCGTCACTAGTGCCTCCGCTAGCAACTGGTACGTATATTTTTCCTCTATGGACATTATTCTCAAAGTGTAAGCCATCATGACTTGCTCCGTGATTCGGCCCATTCAAATCACCATTAACGCTTTCTGCTCTCTGATCCCACTCTACAGCAGAGAGCCATTGATCAACATTGCCAAGAGGCGTAGGAGGCAAAGTCAAAGGCGTCGGAACCCATTCAGAAGAACCAGAATTCCAACGAAGAAGATCTCCGTTATTCGCTGGAGAAGAAGATACGTCTCCTAAATCTCCAACATCAATTTGATCTGGTACTAATTCAAAAGCAATTTCTGTTGGTGATTGATTAATATTCAAAGCAGACGTATGAGAACCTACAGACAGCAAGCTTCTAAAAAGATGATCTTTGGCGGCTGGTCCATACCCAGCATAAACGTTTGCTCCAGTACCAACAGAAAGCATGTTGCCTGGATGGTATTCTCCCGTCCCAACATCCCAGACAAGGAATTCTCCATCCATAGCAGCAGGAACTGAACTTACATCTGACAAGAATGTAGTAGGCATAGGATTTACCGACCAAGTTAAAAAGTCAGATAAACCAACACCCTGTTCCACTGCATCAATATTGATATAATCGCCCGCAACAGCTACAAGATTTGAAACCATATCTTGTGGAACGAGCCCGCTCATTGTTGCCCCGCTTACACTAGCTCCTACAGCTGAACCATCTGTAGCAATACCTATTGTTCTCCAAGCCTCAAGGGCGCCTCCACCTCCACCACCTGTAGCAGTAAGATCATAAATTGAACCATTGTTTGGATCTCTCCAATGAATATGTGGATGTGTAGTAGTTGGATCTATTTTGCAATACAGCGATCCTTGATGCGCTGGCGTTAATGGATCACTATCTCTAATGCTAAAGTTTACTGGAGAGAGATGATTGTTTACACTCATCTCGGGTATCTGAGCATTTTTGCTTATTGAAAAGTGGACATCAGCATCATTGGCTTGTGAACTCATTCCAACTGCAAGAAGAGGATTGCCATACAAGCCAGTAAGCCATGGCCCAGAATTATGCACTTCGGAAACGTTGTCGTATATATGGATACCAGCAGGAAAATCTGCATTCATTTCGAGATTTATGCGTCCACCGTCTGGTAAAGCATTTCCACTGCTATCGACATTATAAGTCTGCCCCAAGTTAAGTGGGGCGCCTCCTCCACCAGCTCCACAGCAAAGTAGATTCCATATGTCCCCGCCACTAGGCTCTCTATAGTAAAGCCCACCAAAACGAATTGGCTGACCATCTCTATCTGGGATTGGACCATTACCAGAACCAACAAAGATAGCCCCTTCAGGCTCACTATAAGTGAAGCCTGGATCAGCCGCATTAAAGTGCCCAGGACCACTAGTGTCAGGAACTAGGTCTCCCGATACAGGATGCAAATACAACGGATGCTTCCACCCGTCATTTCTATATGATTGAAATGAGCTTGGACCTGCTGGAACACCAGTAGACTGAAGTTCTCCTGCAGGAGTACCTAAACCAGACAGGTAAAGTGGATGTCTTCCTGACTGAAAAATTGGGCTTTTAAGCAACCCTCCTATGCCACCACCCGCTGCAGGGTATTCCCAAGACAAGACTTCAAACAAATCAGTTGTTAAAGCAGTACTAAGAGAATTCCTTATTGAAAGTGTCCCTCCTTCTGGATAGCCACCATCAAGGTGAATCATTCCAGCTGTTGAAGCTGCTCCTGCGTCATAACTATCTTGAAGAGGACAGCATTCTCCTGGGAGACTATTAAGGTCTAAACCAATAGTAATTACATCATTTCCAGGCCCTCCGGGAGGAGCATCTCCAAAATCTAAATGTATTCCAGCACCAGCAACAAGATCAAGCTTTAAACCAGTTCCATCTGCTTGCACCGCTGCGTCACCTGTTATGAGCCCACCTGCTGCAACAGCATTGATTTTGCTCCAGAAAAGCATATGCAAATCTAATGCTTTCATTCCCGAAGTAATAGGATCGCCATCACCAAGAACGTTGTTTCCGACACTTGGTGGAAGCGGAGTCTTTAAGGAGTAATCTGGAAGTTCATCAAAGCAATCATCCATCCCTAAGTAAGTTTGCGTTGCTTGTAGAGCGTCGAATATGCTTCGACCTTCAACGCAGTACTCTACAAATTCTGAAGGAATAAAGTCGTCATAAATTAAAGTTGATACTCTATTCTCAATAGAAAGCGTTGGATAGTCATCATCAAAACATCCTTCGAGACCTATAGCGGGTGCACCAATAATTACTTGATTAAACATCTCATAAATATGCCTACCTAAAGAATAAGGCAGGTTTGGATTTCCATCGCAATCCCATATGTAGCAATCTGCAAAAAGATCTTTTCTAGCTTGCTCGAGGTTTAACTCGATACACTTAATTAAAGATCTAAGGTCGCTATCGTCGTACTCTTCTACAACTGTCTCACTAGCAAGATTTGCAATCCTTGCGCTTAAGCAAAGAATTGAACCAAGAATAGATTGAGGCTGGCCTCTAGTGAAATCCCACAAACACTCCATGCTATCTTCTGTAGCATATAGGTCAGTAGTAACTGTTCCACCATGGATTCCATGCTCTAAGACATCTTGCTCATGCTCTGGAGCAGACCTTAGAGTCTTCATCATTGGATGAATAAACTTGTTCCAGTTCCTAACATTAATTGCTGCATCAATTTTTGCAGCTCTTACAAAAGCACGCATCTCCTCTGGAGATTGCGCGTTTACAATTGCGCCAGTACTTTGAGTAATAGTACTGAAAAGATTCTTAAAGTATTCGCTTTTTGATAAAGCCATTATACCACCCTTGCTTGAAAGCTTAGTATGTGAGGAGAAAGTGTACTATCGTTACTCTTTAAAATAGCTTTAACATAAAGAGTATTTACCTCATCTAATCGAAGCATATATTTAACATGAATTTGTTCATACTGCCAAGATGAATCACTTGGATCTATCTTAATCTTGAAGTAGAGATTACCATAATAATCTTCTATAGTATAGATGTTTAGATTATTATCAAACTCTGAATTGTTGAATTTTTCTGGAGTCACATATTCTAATAGGGATCCAAAGTTTCTTTCTACGCCATTGTAGACTTTTTCACCTGAAAAGTCTGACCCATAAGGGTAGCCTTCTACTATAAGCTTATGGTTGTAAGGATACAACGGATCTTTTTCTCTCAAATCGTCTGCATTGTCAATCCCTGATGGAATATTGTACCAATTAGATTCAGGAGTAGAAAACTTGTGGTAACCTTTTGGCAAGTTTACTTGACCGCTCACAAGTCTTCCATCAATATAAGCAGAATTCGTTCCTAGATCTATGAGTCTTCCTTCAATACTCTGAATATCTATAACAGTGTTGTATCGTTGGCTTCCGTTATCGTAAAACCAGCCGCTTGGAGCTCCATACAATTCAACTCCAGATCCTTGAGGCAAGTTCCTTTCAACGTATGTATTTCTTAAAACAAACTTGTCAGACCATTCATCAGATATAAAAAGATTAAGCAACCCTTCTTTAGAGTATTCTAAGTCTACAATTCCAGTCGGATTCAGTATGATTGACGACTGGCTTTTTGTTTCATCAATCAGATTAATACTTTGAGCTGGATTAGTACTATTAAACTGTACAACTGAATAAGAGTCTCCATTGTACGATGCTGGCAACCAATTCACATTATCCTTACTCAAAAAGAAAGAGACACTTGTTGATCCTGGATAAATGCAGCAAGTCCCCTTGCTTAAAGTAGCTAAAGAAAAGTTAACTGGCTGATTGAATTCATCGGTAACTTCATAAGGGCCAGCATAAAGAACAGAATCTGATTGTCGATTAAACTTATCTGATGTTATCTCTACTGAATCTAAACTAAAGATATAAGCATTTTTACCACCAGAAGGAGAAATATCATCTGCAGCATCTTTTGTTAGAATTATCTGCACTTTTTTCACTGACTCTAAACCTACAGAGATTGAATTCATACCTTTTCTAAAAACTCTTTCAGCATCCAAAGAGTTATAGGTGCTTCCATCTAAAGAGTATAGAACGTTCCAAGAAGACATTCCATTTACATCTACGCCAGAACCAGTGAGCCTAACTTCTCCAACATAAATTCCGTCTTCATTATCAAAATCTATTTCAAGAACTAAACTAACTCTACCCGATTTATAATTTGTATAAACGTAATAGTCCCAGATGTTTCCATCTTCTTCTTTGATGCAATTGATATTACTACTTGGCCTTGCGCTAATATGCCCCCTCTCTGCGTTTACATAGAAATGTAATCGAGTAGCATCTAGCGTATTCAAGGCGGCACCATCCCTACCTAAAGTTACGTAACCAGGCTCTACAGAAGCAGTTGTGTTTTCAAGATCTACATGCTCATTCGTATCGAATGACTCTTCTACTCCATATAAAAACACATCTGACTTACCATTCAATAAGATAAGATTGTTTAATCTTCTCTCTACTGATTTTACAAGCTTGTGGCACCTATTAGCAGTAACCATATAGCCTGTAAAAGATGAATTCATAAGCTCTATGAGATCACTGATTCTTTCTTCAGCAACAAGAAGATCTTGTTTCATAGCTCTTCTATTTTTATTCTCAACTGAGCTAGATGAAGGATTGTTGAAAAAAGGAGTTTTCAAATCCATTCCAGAAAAACCCACAACATCTAAGTTTGGATACTTTTTCTTATACTCTCTTTCAAGTTCAAAAAGAGCCGCCTTGCTAGGAGAGCGCCTATGCTCTTTTACATAGTCTTCAACTATCCGCTTTCTAAGCATGTTTTCGTATGCTTCTTTAGTGTGATGAGCCATTATTGGAACCTAAAAGAGATGTTTGATATTAATGGAGAGAAAAAATCTTTCATATCTCTAAGTGGAATAAAGTCGTCTGGTATTGCATAGAATACTTTTACTCTTTTATTTATTCTTTTTAAAATATTTTCTGTATTGATTGCCACAATATTACTGCCAGAATCGTAAGAATAAGAGTCTATATCCCTTACTATATCATACTCAGCCTTATATCTTGCAACCTTAAACCTGACCACAGGTGAATCATATTCATAGTCGCCAATAGTGATAGTTCCTCTGCGAATATCTTCAGACCCGTAAAGGATTCCCAATTCATAATCTACGCTAAAAAGATTCGCACTGTCATGTGTTGGGTCTACATAACTATACATATACTTAATTCCGCCAATCAGAACGTCTTCAGCTGAAGATCCAACCTTGACACTGACCACTCCATCATCAGCAACGTAGTAGTCGCCTACATCGCTAATCCAGTCTACATTTCCTTCTTCAACTTTGAATACGTCTGCATCTAGAAATTCTATGCCTAGAGGTTTATACCAAGCAGATCCTGCAGCTAGTTTAAACTGAACTATTCCAAGACCGTCTGCATTCATCTCAACAGTTGCTTCCTGGTCCATATTTATTAGACCAAGAAACTCTGTTATTCCATCAGCGTATTCCATTTCTGTTGGTGCTGGAAAATCTGAGCTTCTTCCAAAAAGAGTCGCATCTACTGAAATTGAATATTTGACAATATAATCATAAGGCAAATCGATTGCCTTTCCGCTAGTAAATAGCGGAACCATTTCTCTTTTTGATCCAGTATTAATATCTATTATGTCATGATAGACTGGGGTAGAGGTTATTTTAAATTCGCAATCTTTACATTCTAATTTGTCTGGAGATATAACCAGACCTTTCAAATCAATACCATCTTCAACCCAAATTTTATAATCTTCGTCTTTTAAAATTTTTGGCTCAACGTGATCGTAAACAACCTTAACAAGAGCGGGGCCTCCGTGAACTTCTCCAATTTTTCTATCGAAATATAACTTTCCATTTGTTGCATCCAAATAGTACTGTATAGTATCAGGAGCTCCTCCTCCAGCAGATCTCGCTGCCAACACTTCTGCTCTTGTAGATAGTTCAGTAAAAACTAAAGAAGTGTCAGAGCCTATCTTGAAAGAGTCTTCTACAATCTTTCCATATTTTAAACTGAATCTATATTTAGATGGACTGAGAGTTTCAGAAGTTGTCGCAGAATATGGAGATAATCCTTTTATATTGATTCGTTTTTTATCTGGATCAAACTTATTTTTAAGAGGAACGTAATAACCATCACTCCTTTGCTCTATCTGTACTTGCTCTGCTGGCATTCTCCAATAAACTGGAACACCAGGCCTCAACATTTGGACTGCTATGTTTTTCCAATTTGGACCAAGAGCCCAGATTCTGTCAGTAGTTCCTGTTCCTTGAGTAATTGCAAAGTAATCATATGTTGTTCCAGCACCATCTTCGTGTGAATAAAGCTCTCTGTTCCCCCCATAAACTACAAGATTGTCTGGATCTATATTGTATCCTTCTTCATCTAACTCTATAGGAAGTGGAACTACAAAGCCTTCTCCAGGCTCCGTGCCAGTTGGCGAAATAAATATTTGAATTTTCTCTCTATCATCATCGCTACAGCGAAGTATCCTGGGTTGATAAGCACCAACTTTTTTATTATAGGGCTTGTCTTCTAGGGCTATTCTAGCTGGAGAGATTGCAGGTGAAACCAAGCTTGAAGCAACCTTTAAAGTAGTTGGTATTTCTTGATCAGTATAAGAAGCAATATTTTTAAAAGCTTCGTTATCCCTTTGCAATAAAAGTCTCCAAAAACCTTGAGTTCCAAGTCCGTCCATAGTTACAGTATTTGAAGTTTCACTATTTTCAAAACCAAAAATATCCAAATTCCAACTTTCTCCGTTGTCTACAGATAGGTCTAGCTTAGCGCTATAGAGATTATTTATATTGGGAAATATTCTACTTGAAGACTCTGCAGCATAAAGTCCTTCTGGAAGATCGAAAGCCTTAGAGCTTATGCCTCCTGAAGGAGCATACTTATGCCTTGCAGCAGAAATAGACTTGATTGCTATTCCATATCTTTTTCTAGAAACGGCCCTCCCATCATTAGAGGAAGTTTGAATCCTATAATAATTCTTTTGCTTAAGCTTTAAGACTATATTTGAACATGTCACTGGCAGGAAGCTCATGCTCCAGTAAATATCAGTACCAATTGTTTTTACATAGAAATCAGAGCTGCCAACAGCAGGGCTGACTAAGTCTTTTATAGAAACTGTCTGGTAGCCTGAAATAGTAAAAAGTATATCTTCGATTTCAAAGTTGCTTTGAGAACCAACATTAACAGCTCTTATTGCCAGATAGTTTACAATCTCTGGAGTTGAATAGTCTAAAGACACTGTAAGCTCACAAGGCCCAGAATCTAATCTTTCGTATTCAAACCAAGTATCAGGGTTGCCGTCAAATATGAATTGCGGTCTAATATTGTGGGTAGTTACATCTTCATCTGAATTACCAATAAAACCATTACCTGAAACAATTCTAACATTGTTGACTAACAACTTAGACGTAGACTCAATAGGCAATGTAAGTAATCCTTGAGAAGTGTCTACATTCATTATTCTAGATACAGAGTTATCTGCAGAAATATTATCTAAATTTAAAAACTTCTCAGCTATAACCCACTTTGCTTTCTCTCTGTCCCACAAGTCTAAGGCTGCTTTCTTTTGCCGAACTCTCTTTAATGCTCCTGCAAGCTCCATAAGCGTTTTTACTTTGTTGTTATAATTCGATATATAAAGCTCAATCAGCTTATTTATTCTAGACAGATGCATGTTTGCTTTATGCTTTACGTCTACTCTCTGTTTTCCGTAAGAACCTAAATGCGGACTTTCTAAAGACGAAACACCCGGAAGGAAAAGATTATCAGCAAGAATTCTTTCAAAGAATTCAACAGTCCTTGACTCTATGATCAGCTTATCTTCTACAGTTCTACTATTCCTCCAGCTTAACAAAAAATCATTAAGTACAGGAACAAGCGCCTCTATGTCCATAAGGTGATTTCTGTCTGATATGGTATTAAGAGCCATTTAAACTATCTCCCGACAAATAAGTTTTAATAAAATCTTTAGTAACATTTGCAGTTGCATTATTTTCTATATTCCGTGTTTGAACGGCAATATAGAATTCTCTTAAAATGTTTGTAACGTATGGGTGCATACTATTCGTTCTAGTTATCACTACTGGCTGTAAGGTTCCAGTAGTAAACCTCAATTCTTCATCAAAGACAACTCTTCCGTTTTTAAGGTTGATTTGCTTACAAGAACTCAAATATTGATTTCTTTTAACAAGATACTTAGTCCAGTAAATGTTCGACCTGTCATAGTCCAGCAACTTAACAAAGAATCTTCCAGCGCCAGCTTTACGATAAAAATGACTATTCAATATAGTAGCTGTCGGCCACTCGTTGTACCAACTTGAACCGTCATCCATAGATATCTCGTAATCTTCACCAATTTCAAGCAGCTTGTTATTTTTATACACTTCTAAAAGATCAACTGTTAATTGCTGGTTTCCGAAGAAGCATATATTGCCAGATCCAAGCTCGGCGTAAGCATTTATTAATGCCATAGAATCATCATCTATTGCTATCCAGTAGCTGTACTCATCAGTTACATGAACCACAACTAATGATAAGCCATCATAGTCAGTACTATCTGGTAAAGAATAAGTAGCTATATCACCGATAACCAGCCCATGAGGTGAGTCGGTAGTTATCTTGTAGTATGCATTCCAGTCTGGGCAAGGCATTTCTATTGCCATTGCAATTCGCTCTACGTCTTCTGGCACATATCCTGTTCCAGTAACTGCTGGATTCATAGAACTGAAATCGAAGCTAGTGTCAGCAGAAAACTGCTTCACATTAACAAGCGTAGGCCTTTTTGACATTTCTCGAGTTTGATTTTTATTCATTCTCGCAAGCTTGGGACTGGGCCAATACTGACCTTCAGGATCTTCTACAAAAATTGTATTTTTTCTTTTACTGTCCCATTTGTAACCAAATTTTGCACTAAGCAGAACGTTTCTTTCTTCTGCTAAACCTATCTTAACTCTTTTAAACGCATCAGGGTCAGAAGGAATCAGTGAAAAATCTTCATCTATTCTTCTTCTTAAGTCTGATACTTTTTTCAAATGATTCACAACATCGCGGGATCTCTTTGAAAAGCCTGAGCTTCTTTTTCTTTTAAGACTGTCAGCAAGAGTAATTTCAAATTCAAAGTACTCTTTGTTCAAAGAGTTCAGACTATTATCGTTTACCCTTTTAATAGAAAATAACCTTCTACTAGAATCCACATTGTTAGAATACAGTCTTTTCCCTTCAACAACGACTTCTCCACCTGTAGAACTACCAGTTACTTTTCCTCCAATACCTAAGAAAAGTATTGGGTCTGCCTTTATTAAACTTTTAGTTAAAGGATTTATCGTATTGTATATAGTTTCAGTAAAGAAACTTTTAAGCACTTCGTCTGAAACACTGTACTTAACAAAAGTTGTCATTGCAGAATTTGGCGTAATCAATCCTTTTGAATTAAACCTCTTTACAATTTCTTTATCTATAGGCTTAGATACAATGTCAACTGGCTCGTTTGTTACAATCCTTATTCCTTCTAAACTTACGTTCTGCCAAACCCTTTCTGGTGCACTTGCAGGATGAGCCATGTAGTATCTTTTTTCAAACTGCTGTTCTAACAAAAGTTCCGAGTCTTCAACGTCAATATATTTAGCTTCGAAATCATTTTGAAACATTACTGTTTCAGCTTCGCTTGAAGTGAAGCCATCCATGTCGGGGCCAAATTCTTCACTAGACATAGTAAGCAACTCTGTAATTTCAGCATTAGCAAAGTCTTCTTCACAAACATCATAGCGTTGCATATTCGTTATGCATATTTTTTGAGAAGTCCAATCTAAATCTGGGAAAAGCTTATATTTACAAATCTCTGATACTGGCGCTAGAAACTCAAGTTGAACTAAGCCACTATCAAGAAGCGGACAAATTGTGTCCACCCTCCTATTACCTTCCTTATCAAATAATCTCACACCAGCATAAACTTCATTAAGAGCATCACCTTCAGGTAAAACTGCAAGATTCATGTAAGTGCTGAATTCAACACCTGGTACAATGGACTCTAAAGATGCTTGTATCTCCATGCCTACAGGTGAAGAAACAATAGTAGGCTCACCTCTAAAGATACCTTTATTCTCATAAGCTGAAAGTCCAACTTCTATATCTCTTAAAGAAAAATCATAAACTCTTCCAGAAATATTATTCTCGATATAAGGTAGATTTAAAGTAAAGCCTGAAGAGTTAAGCAATTTGTTAATACTTTTAGCTCTTTTGTCTCCAATTCTTACTGTAGTTTTAGACAAGTGCGCTAATTGTTGAAACTCTATTATAAAATATTTTGTAACAACTGGCTCAAACATCAATACTGTTTCTGTATGCGTTTGAATAGAGGAAGAGTTTAAAAGTACTTCTTCTCCAGATTCATTAACATACTTAACAGATTTTACCGTAACAGTAGAATCTCCTACTGGCTCTATCTTTAAAGTATTAGCCTGTAAAAGATTGCCTAATTCAACTTGAATAGTCATAGTTGAAGTACAGCTGTATGGAAATTCATCAAAAGAAGTTTTAACTCGATACCTTCTGCTAGAAGTATCAAACTCTTGCCTTACTACAGCGTACTTAAAGATTTTATTTTTAAGAAAAACATTTCTTGGATTTGATAAGATAAAAGGCTTAACACTGTCTCCAGTATCACACCTTTCGTCTATTATCTCTGCGTTCACTATTGGCAGTTTCACATACTCTTTTATTGGCAACACTGCCCCAGAGCTTGGAATGATATCCATCAAGTACTTCTCCATAAAAGAGAAGCCTGTTTTAAAGTCTATAAGCCAGCTTTTGTCAGTAAATTCTAGCTGACCATCAGTTGAACGACTAAAGTTGTTAAGAGTTACTTGGGAGTAATTGCCTAACAGCTCTATTTCCTTCTCCTCTACTTCTGCATTGATTGTTACTACTTCTCTTTGCATATCTTGCAAAAGGCCAACAGCTTCCTTGCTGTCCGATCTGACTACTTCTTCAAGTCTTCCGACTTGACTGTTTATGATATTAAGATAAAGTTTAAAATCTTTTAAAAAAGATATTTCTTTGAAAGAAGATATCGGTAAACTAGTTCCCGGTATACCTGGCTTGAATCCTTTCAGACCCCTTAGTAAGTTGCCAGCAATGCGATGCAAATGGTCTTCGTTAATATCAGCAGCATGCGGAGTATCTAAAATCCTCCTTTTTGCCGCATCTAAAAGCAACCCATGAAATGAAATTCTTTCTTTAAACTTTGGAATCATTTTTTACTCTACTGCTATATCAGCAAACATTCTTCTTGCAGTCACAGTAGCTGGTACTTCTAAAACTACTCTTATTATATAGTTTGACCCAGCTCCCAATTCTGGAAGTGGTATCTTGTTTCTATAATCTGATCCTAGACCTCTTCTAATTCTAGTAGTAATTGAAGAGTCTACTGGGTCGTAAACAATTAAGCCACCATCGCCACCAGTTCTATATGCTTCGCTACCCCAAGTTAGCAAGTCTTGATAATCTACGTGTGGAGCTAGGTCAGCAGGGTTGTCTACGTCGCCTTG